TACCAAAAGAAGTATCTACCTTAACGGAGGCCCCTACAATAACACGCTTGGGTTCTGCTGTGACGGCATATGGTACTTCGACTCCCCCCCTACGCGCTTTGGGTTGAACACCGAGACGGCAAATATAAACCCTACGTTCCGTATAGATAAAGCTAACGGAGTAATAAACTTTAGCTCGGGGGTTTCGGGAGCGGATATACTTTTAGAGTATGTATCCGATGGGATGAGAACAGGATCAAAAACTCCTATACAGGTAAATAAACTTTTCGAAGAGTTTATATATGCTTACATAAAGTTTTCTATCTTGAATAGTCAGATAGGGGTACAGGAATATATTGTCAATAGAGCACGGAAAGACAAGTCCTCTCTCCTTCGTAACGCGAAGATTAGATTAAGTAATATCCACCCAGGTCGTCTCCTAATGAATTTGCGCGGGCAAGATAAATGGTTAAAGTAGTATGAAGCTATTAAGAAACTTTATTAAAGGGCGAATGAATAAGTCGTTCGATGAGCGCCTTATCCCCCCTGGAGAGTATGTCGATGCGTTAAATGTACGCCTAGGCTCTACGGAGCTCTCCGAGGTGGGGGCTGTAGAGAACTCTAAGGGGAATACTCAGCTTACTACGCTGTCATATAACGGCCTTGCCTTATCGTCTCAAGTATCTACGCCTCAGTGTATTGGGGCTTTTGAGGACGGGATGACGGAGACTATGTACTGGTTTGTACACCAGAGAAAAAACGCTACCAGTAAGGCCCCGTTAGATATGATCGTCTCATACAACACGACAAGCCAGACTCTTCGGTACCATGTCATTAGCACCAATGGGGGATTAGGCTCAGGAACAGCGAGCACTTTAAACTTTAATCCTGCATATCTTATTACAGGAGTTAATTTAGTTGGGGACCTGCTTTTCTTTACAGACAACTTAAACCCTCCCCGCAAAATAAACGTTAACTCCTCATACCCTACTCCTTCTGCGGCTCACGTAGATAAGCTTAAAGAAGAAGATATAAGCGTTATACAGAGGCCCCCAGGATTTCAGGGTTCAGAGGTCGCTTCTCCAACGGTCTCTCTAGTCTTAGAGGGGGAGGAGAACTTTATGTTAGATAGGTTTATTTCTTTTGCCTATAGATACAGATACCTCAACGGTGAGTATAGCGCAACTTCACTATATTCTTTATCCGCATTTTCTCCAGGAGTTTTTGCATTTAGCACTTCTGACTTTAATAACTCGGGGATGGAGAACCGATATAACGGAGCAGACGTATCTTTTAATACAGGGTCAAAACACGTTACAGAGGTAGAGCTAATCTTTAAGTTAGCAGGTGACTCTACTCTTTTTGTTATAGAAAACTTTAATAAAGAGGACCAGGGGTGGGGTGATAACAGCCTACGTACTATACGCTTTAATAACAGTAAAATTTTTACTACGCTACTTACGTCCGAGCTTCTTAGGCTGTATGACAATGTTCCTCGCACAGCGCAGGCCCAGACTATTATGGGTAATCGCCTTATGTACGGAAACTATGTTGATGGATATAATTTAACTGACAGCTTAGGAAACGCTTTAAATCTAGCATATACAACAGAGGGGATCAGCTCTTCTATCACCACTCAAGTCGTCGATGACGAACCTACTATAACAAATGGCACTGCATATCTGGTGGTATGTAGCCAGTATAACAGCACTGGCGTAAACAACAAAATATCTTTTGATTTTGAAGATTCTAAAGCAGAGCTTAAATCAGGGACTACTGTGTTTTTTAGTTTAGAAATCGCCCACCAAGGTTTTTATTCTACTTCAAGTACCCCCTGGACATGTGATGGGTGGTTCGATCCTGACCTATGGCCAGGTAACCCTCTTGAAACCTTTACGGTATCTGTAACTTTACAGCAAGATTTTGTAGATGACGTAAGTGCTTTTGCAAATAGTGTCGAGTTTCAAAACGCTATAGGGACTGTGCTAGATGTTAATATGAACCCCCTTACTACGTCAGACCAGGGCACTTCTTTAACGGATAGATTTAACACATACCTTCAGCCACCTGGGGCCGCATATACTTGCGCTTCGCCCACTGGCGTTTGGGAAAAAGATTTTTATGGGCGGACTAACTGCTCTTACAATCAGGGCTTTGGGATCTCTGTTACAGGAGATGTCTTATCTCTGGATCTCCCAGCTATGCGGTATACGTATAATCCAGTGGGAAGTGATAACAATGTGTTCGCGGAGAAGTTCCAGTTTAACTCAGGTAGTGTTGACTTAAGAAGCACAGCCTCTATTAGAAGCTTACACAGCAATAGAGACTATGAGATAGGGATTGTTTATATGGATACTTACGGGAGGTCTACTACGGCCCTTGTTTCTCGTAGCAACACCGTGTTTTTTGACCCAAACACTTCTAGCGATAAGAATCAGATAAAGGTAACTATTCCTACAGTACAGATCCCACCATCTTGGGCGACTAACTATAAGTTTGTATGCCAGCCTAGCGCGGGAAACTATAATACGGTGTACTCTAATATCTCATATAAAAGAGATTCGGATAGCCATGTCTTTTTTAGACTTGAGGGAGAGAACCAAACAAAAGTTCAGACGGGAGATACCCTTATCGTTAAGAGAGACACCAACGGTGCGGTAAACTCTTATGTGACAGCAACGGTGTTGGACATAGCGGCACAGTCGAGCGATTTCCTGGGCGGTGGTGAATTAGCGGGACTATATATGGAGATGCTTCCTAGGGGATGGATTGTAAGTGAAGATGAAAACGCCACAATTACATCTGGAACTAGGAGCTCAACTAGTAATAGTACTAGTTGTGACGACAACCCTAAGGTAAGGTATCCAATAACTGATAGTGGTACTAACTATACTGTCCCTAGCGGATCTGTTATACAGATAGACTGGTCTATAGATAGGGATCATAAAAGCTACGATTGCCCAGGAGTAGATTATCAATTCAGTAAGACTTTCGTCGCGGATGCGGACTACGATTCTTTCTATGACTGGTACCGAGCAAACCTTATAGATATTACGGTAGGTAGTGAGAATAACTTTGGCACGTTTGTTTTAAACTTTAATAATATCAGTCTTAACGGTACTGTTTCTGGCACCGACACAGGGATAAGAGGTAGTGACAGCGCTTGCGCTACAGCCGCTGCGCCTGCTCGATCATGCAGCAGCACAGATATTTATTTTGAGAAGTATACAGGCTCTGGGGCTGACTGCCCTATTTTTCTTACCATCCAGTCTCAACTAGATAAGTGTAGAGGCAAGAGGTCTAATTTAAGTGTTGAGATTATCGTTCAGAGGGCAAACAGCTTAATTGTGTGGGAGACTCAGCCTGAGGCGATAGGGGCAGACGTATTCTTTGAGTCTTCTCAGATGTATAAGATTGAAAACGATCTGCATATGGGAGGTACCGCAGAGCAGATAGCTGCGGGGAACCAGGACCAAACGTCTTCAGATCCCGCTCTTATTACAACGGCTTTTTCTAATTGTTACAGTTTTGGGAACGGGGTAGAAAGCTACCGTATACTGGATAGTATGTCTGGGCGCCCTTTCTATTTAGGGGAAAGGACAACGTCTGTTTTAGGGCAGGACTTCGTAGAAGCGGATCGTGTTAATGATATTACATATAGCGGGGTGTTTAACGACAACTCTAATGTAAACAACCTAAATGTTTTTAACCTTGGACAGGCTAACTATAAAACCTGCGACGAAAGCTTTGGACCTATTCAGGTATTACACGGTATGTCTACGGACGTGCTTGTTTTACAGGAGGATAAAATTTCTTACGTCATGGTGGGAAAAGACCTTCTGTCTGACGCGGGTGGTGGAGGCGCACTAACCTCTGTGCCATACGTTTTGGGACAGCAGATAGCTAGAGTAGAAGACTTTGGCATTAGCTTTAATCCAGAAAGCTTTTCTGAGTGGGGACAGAATATGTTCTTTACTGACGCTAAACGTGGGGCAGTAATAAAGCTTATAGGAGACGGTCGCGGACAGCAGCTAGAAGAGATATCTAGTTTAGGTATGGAGTCGTGGTTTCGTGATCTGTTTTATGATAAGCTTACTACGCAGAAGCTAGGCGCATACGACCCGTACATGAACGAGTACGTTCTTACGGCCAACAGCATACAGCTTCCTCTAGTTGCCCCTCCAATACCTTGTGGGGTAACTCTAGCATACACGGGCAAGAACACTGTGCTATCATATACGGTAGATGTTGGAGAGGCAGTAGGGGACGTGGTTATACCCATTAATGTATCGGTAGGAGAAATTGCTGTTACTGCAACTTGGAACGGAGTAGCTATTCCATTAACAGTTACTGCGGCTGCTAGCCCTGGGTCTATTACTATTAGCAAAACAACGCCTCAACCTACAACAGTAGATATTGTAATCACCCCTACTGAAGCCTCAGACTTTGACATAACCGTGCCGTGCGTAGAGGAGACTCTTATAACAGTTGTGTCTGTAGTTCTTACATCTGCAGGCGATCAGGGCGCTTCTATACATAGCAACTTTTACTGGAACGACGGGACTACTACGAGTCCTGTAGACAACTTCCTTGTAAACTTCCAGGCTACCTCTCCCGCATATTACAATGCCCAGTCTGGGCCGAGAGGTTCTGGAATCTTCCCTTATGATGGAGTGAATCTAGTTTTAAATACAGAGAAAACTGGGACAGACACGTTTGATTTTGTTATAGGAACAAACACCCTTAACTGGCTATCTTCCAATACTTTATACACTAATTCATCTACGGATATATCTTCGTTAATTAACGCTATGGCTAGCATCACGGGTGTTAGCAGCCCATCTACTGGAGTCAGTCAGGCAACAGAGAGTTTCGCAAGCATACCTATTGTAAACCAGTACCTGTATTTGGTCTGGGATTTACGGGACTATTTCAATGCTGATCTTTGCTACAGTGCAGCGTCTTTAACCGACGCCTGCTGTGACTGCACAGAGGACTGCGATACGTTTACAGCTACAAAGCAACACTCTAGCAGTGCTGCTGCATGTAACGACACGAGCGTAAACCTTACCTTTAAAACTAACAGAGCTCAACCAGACGACCTAGAGGTAGGGGACCGAGTATATACTACGGCCTGCGCCTCTGCATACTGGCTACCTTCAGGGTGGTATAAGGTATTAGGTATTGGGGCTACGGATGATTACCCTATTTTTGTAGGGAACAATGGAATTATAACAGCAATTGATGTTTGCAGATAAAATTTAAAATATGCCTTTAACAACATACTATTTTGAAGGGTTAGATTTCGCTGTTGCGACCACCTTATATACAGACGCTCTAATGAGCGTGGTTGCTCCTGACGGGTACTACTCAGGAGGGGGTATAGTAAGGCGCCAGGTTAGCGGGCTATTATTAACAGCCGTCACATGTCCTGGGTGTTTCATCACATGCGGTAACCCGCAAGGGAACGCTGTGGTTAGCTTAGGAAGTGACGTAGGAAGGATGGAGTTAAAAGTAGACTCTGGGTCAACCATCGGCCTTATGATGATTGAGTTTAGCCCTGGCTTAAAACCCACAAAACTTACATGGAGTATCGAGGGTGGGGCGTCAGACTCGGTAGGCCTTTACTCTTCTCAAGTAGAAGGGTTTGTTACAGGGTTTGTAGGCTCTGAAGCAGGAGGGATAACAAATATAGCGGGCAGTGGGGGAGTTGATTTCCCTGGGTTTGATTACAACTGGAACAGCACGTCTCTCTCTTGGGAGCAGAGCACGGCTTATACTATCCCCCCTTTTCCTGCGGGAGGGTGTACGCTTGTGCCTTCGACGAATAACATGAAAGAGTGCTATCTTCCAATACCTATTACAGTAGCAAACTCCATAGTAACTATAACTATAGAGAACTGTTTAACCACTCCTGAGTGGACGGTAGACATCCCCTGTCCTAGGTTAATAACTCCTGCTCTCCCCTCAACGGCAGTACAAGCGAATGAGCCTAATGCTTGTGCCGCTTCAATCACTACCACTATATATAGGGGCCAGGTTAGTACAGCGGTTGAGATAGGTGTTGACGACTGGGTTTTTTCAGATAATAAGGGAAGCACTAAGCTAGACGACGGGTATTACGGAGTAACAGTTGCCACAGGACATGTGGCAGTAGAGGTATCCAATGGAGTTGTTCTTTCTGTCTCATCCCCTTGTGGACCATAAAATAAATAACAATGGCAGATTATACATTATCATATAGCAATAATGCCCAGGGGTGGCCCTCGTTCTATAGTTTTGAACCTGAGTACATGAGGGGCATGAACAGCTTCTTCTATACCTGGAAGGACGGGGACATGTACCGTCATAATACTAACGCTATACGGAATAACTACTACGGCGTACAGTACTCTTCTACTATGCAGAGCGTAATAAACGACACTCCCCAGAATATTAAACTATTCAAGACTATGTCTTTAGAGGGGGATCGGTCCTGGGAGTGCACGGCTCTCTCCACTAATTTAAGTGTAGGCTCTATGCTTGACACTTACTTTGAGGAGAAGGAGGGCGAGTGGTTTACTTTTATCCGCTCTAACATCGGGACCAAAGACTTTAAGCTTCGATCGACAAACGGTATAGGGCAGTGTACTCAAGTAATTGGCTCTGGCACTTCTTTGCAGTTATTCTTTACTGTCCCTTTGGGTGATATACTAAGCGTAGGGGACTACGCGTACTCTACGGCGATCGATGGCTCTGGTGTAGCTACTGGAACTTCTTTGTATGTGGGTCAGGTGGTTGCTGTAGACAAAGTAAGTGGGTTTATTCAAGTAGATATGACCGTAACCGAACCCTCGGATAATCCTCCAGGCCCTGTGGGGACGCTCCCTAGTGTAACAGACTTTATATTCTTCTATAAGAACGCTGTCTCAGAGTCTCACGGAGCAAGAGGATTCTATTTATCCTTCACTTTGAAAAACGACGACACCATCCCTATGGAATTATTTGCTGTTGGGGCAGATGTTATGCAAAGTTATCCGTAAAACTTTTGTATCTTTGGGGGAATGAAATTAATTATAGTTCCACTTAAGCCCTCTGACTACGAAGAAATTCTGTGTCAGTGGTGGAGAGACTGGAGATGGGAGCCCCCGTCTAAAGACTTTTTACCTGAGGACGGGACGGGAGGGTATATGGTATATGATGGGGACACCCCTATATGTGCTGGTTTTATGTATCTTACCAACTCTAAAGCTGTTTGGTGTGACTGGATTATTTCTGATTTAAAGTATAAGGATAGAGAGAATAGACGTAACGCACTTAACCTATTAGTTAAGACGATCACTGATGAGGCTCAGTCTTTAGGTAAAAAATATGTGTACGCTCTTATAAAAAATAAACCTTTGATAAATATATATAAAAATATAGGGTTCCAGGAGGGCGCAACATACTCATCTGAAATGATAAAAGTATTTTAATAATGGCATTAGCAACAGCAACAATAATAGGCCTTACTACATCCGCAATAGGGGCGGGCATGTCTTTCAAACAGGCGGCAGAGGCGAAGACAGCTGCACAGACCGCAGAAACAGACGCGAAGAACCTTATGGACGAGGCAAAGAAGAACATTGAAAAAGACTATATGGAGGAGCTCACCGTTCCTCTTGACGCTTTCGAGGCAGCCTCTAAAGAGAATGTCGCTCTACAGAACCAGTCTATACAGGCTATAAGAGAGGGGGACCAGAGAGGCCTCCAGTCTGGGGCAGTAACTCAGGTGGGTCAGGACGCCGCAGAGCAGAGACGTATCGCTATGGGTCAGGAGCTTAGTGACTTACAGAAACTAAAGATACAGTCGAAGGAAAATATACGGGACGAGATAGTCTCAATGGATGTGGCTGGGGCAGCAGACGCCAACCTTAGAGCCCGTGACGCTCAAGAGGCTAGAACGGCAGCTATGACTAACGCGGTGAGTGCTTTGGGTCAGGGCGCTAACGCATACGCGGAGGGTCAGGATCTTTATAAGAAGACTACGGTAGAAAACCCGTATGGGGGGGTTGTGGACCCTCTTCAGGGGGTACAGCCTCCAGCTACAATTGAAAACCGAGGGTATGGAGATCTTCAAAACAGGGGATTACATACCAATATTGAAAACCCATATTACGGAGTGGGGGCGTTAAGCTTAGAAAACAGAGGCTTACACCGTCGTAACTAAAAAAGCATCATGGCTGTAGATCCAAATAAATATAAAGTATACGCGGAGAGGGACGTCGATAAGTCACAGGTAAACTGGGCGGATGCGGCAAAAACTATAACGACTGACCTAAAGGAAATCCGTGAGGATCGGGCAAACACAAGGTCACAAATAGAGACAGATACTCAGAAGACTCTTAAAGAACTAAGGACTCTTGACCCCGTAGATAACCAACAGCTCGGGGAGTTGGCTCTAAGGGGGTCTGACCAAAGTGCGTCATACCTTATGATGCAGAACGACCTGTTAAAATCTGGAGAAATTAATCCAACAGACTATATGGTAGGGCTACAGAACCAAAAGGATCAGTGGTCTAATTTTAGTGGAGCAGTAAAGAACTGGAACGCGGCGGACCTTAAGGCGAGAGAGAGACTAGAGGCTGGGGACTCCAGCGCTGCGGAGTGGTGGATAAACGAACAGAACGAGGCCTTTGGAAACCTAGAAAATGTATCTACTTTTATAGACCCACAGACAGGGGACATGAGCGTTATAGAGCTAGATGAAAACGGCCAGATCCCTTTGCTCCCTAACGGAGAGCCTGATAGATCTAAGTATGTAAACGTCAACTCTATGAACGTTCGTATAAACGACCAGATAAATAAGATTGATTTGAACCTAGATATCGCGCCTGACGTGGATCTTATGGCAGGGTTTATAGACTCTAAGTGGGCTCCTGGAGCGTATGGTAGCAGAGTAGAGCAGATCGAGGACGCAAGGAACGCTCCTGGATATCAGAAATATCTCACAGGTATTGTAGATAAGTACACAGCCAACCCCCGCCAGACACTAAGTATCCTAGCGGATAACGTAGGGGGGTATGACTATACTCGAAACCCTGATGAGCAGGGGGGGAATATGATCTTAATGGAGCCAGATAAGCGTGGACTTATGCAGCCCGTCCTTACGGAGGAGCAAGAAAACATAGCGAAAGAGTATATCAGAACCACTATAGAGGGACAGGTAGACGCTAAAGAAACAAAGACAGGTAGCCGATCGGAGGCTAGCAAAGCTTTGAACAAAGATGAACAGATAGAATTAGCGAGGGCTAAAAAGGATATACAAGACGATGCTCCTAAAATGTTTGACGCAAACAATCTTAGAGATGCGTTTAGCGGAACAGTAAAAGTAGGGGAGTCTGTTGGTGGAGCCTTAGTTAGCATGTTCAACGACACTATGTCCGAGGATAAGTCGAAGATTGCTCCAGGAGGCATGCAGAGAACGGAGGATGGATTTATATTCACCCTTGAGGATGGTACAACAGCAGACGTTAATGTATTTGAAACGATTGACGGAGAGAAGGTTCAGCTTGCTGATGATATTATCGCGCAGAAGTTTGCAACCGCCTTGGGACTATCCGAAAAAGACATACGTCAGAGGTTTAAAGATCAAGGTGTAAAGCTTGGAACGTTTAACACAGAAGCCTTTGCAGTACAAAAGAGTGAGGGAACATTGCGAGCACCAAGGTACAACCGTGGGATGGTCCGTGGTGACGACGAGAGTCCAGACGCTGCAACCTTCCTTAAAGACAAGTTGACTGCTACTATTGATGGAGGATTTTGGGGGGCGAAGAAGACAGACGGAGAGATAACAGACGCCTATCAACAACTTATAGACTCGTACTGGGACGCAGGAGAGTTGGGAGGTGTAGATCTAGAGGTTAATGACCGAGTCATGACGGTCACGATTGACGGAGAGGCTCAAGACCCTATAACGATAGTAGGGACAGACACCCCAGGAGAGATATGGTCTAAGTTAAAAAACATTGAGGCAAAAGCCAGGAAGGCTCAGGATAAAAAAAGATCGGGAGGGTCCCCAGGGACAGGTGATACTTCAGGAACAGATACTTCGCAATACTAAAGTAAATGAACGAGCAAGCAATTAAAGATTCGTATGAACTGTTTAAGACGGGGGGGTACTCTAGGTCTTATGAGGAGTTTGTAGAGCTTATCAACTCTAACCCTCAAGCCCTTGAGGACTCATATACTATATTTAAAACGGGAGGGTACGCCAAGAGTATTGAGGAGTATGAAGAGTTAATGGGAGTAAAAAAAAAAGATGGAACTTCCGAGTCCACTGTGGTGGAGGAAGGTACGGAATCAGTATCGCAACCTCAGCCAGAGTCTGGCTCATCGGATGCTTCCGCTCCGCAAGAAGCTGAGGCTGAGTTAGATGCATACCAGAACACGCCTGTAACGGCGCCACAGGAGGGGGTCGCAGTAGCGGACCCTAACCTTGTTGCCCTTCAGGAGGGCGAGACACAGTTTGACGCAGACGAAAGAGTAGCTGTAGCGCTAGCCGCAGAGGACGATGCTAAAGATCAGAGAAGCGAGTTCGATAGGTCCTTAGATATAATAGATAATAGAGCGCACGAGCAAGAGAGTAAGCTAGGACTAAACTTTAGAGATAGAGACTATGTAGTAGGGGGAAGCATCGCTGACCTAGAGGAGGAGGAGGTAGTAGGGGAAATGAATTACCACTTTAAGGAGTATGGTTTTAAGTTTGAGGAGACGGGAGGAACAGGAGACTTTATGAAAGTAACATCTCCAAATGGGGTAGACACTATAGAGATTTCTTTAGATAACTGGACGGACGCTAAAGACGCGTCAGAGTCTAAGAAGTTAAAGAAGTTTATGCAGCAGAACAAGCCTATTGAGAAGACAGGACTAGATAGAATAGAGTCAGAGGCTTTAGGTAATGAGAAAAAGATCCTTGGGAAGAAAGACTATGAGGAGAGAATGCTCTCCATGCAGACAGGAACGAGAGACCTAAAGAAAAATATAAAAGACTTTACTGAGAGGAAAGTAGCTTCGGATAGACTGGGTAAGGAGTTTTCTAGGATGGGACAGGCAGAGCTAGCAAGGAACCAGGTAGCATACGACCAGTGGTTAGTTGAATCAGCAAACATAAAAGCAGAAGGCGGGGAGCTTGAGGGGGCGATAGAAGACATGAAGTTTCAAGGAAAGAAACTAGACCGCATGGTAGGAGAGTACGTATCGATGAGGTCAGAGGAGGGGAGCTTTATGGGAGGCGTCGTGAATAGTGTTCAGGAGGGTTTTGGGTCTTTATTTTCTGGTGTATATGGCGCATCAGTAGACGTAGTGGCGGGTATTATGAGCTCAAAATTAGGGTCAACAACAGTAGGAGATAAGTGGGCTAAACACGCTAAGGGACTAGATAGAGGAGGGGGAGAAGTTAATGAGTTTTCTCAGGCGGCTAGCGGTTTTATGTCGCAGGACCGTAAAGGTACACAAAGATTAATACGTGAGCGGGGAACTGCTGTGGCCCAGGGTATGGGATCAGGCACCTCGAAAGAGTATACGGACTCAGCAGGGTTTGTGCAGAGCGCGTTGTACGGAGTAGCCTCTTCTATCCCTGCTATGGTTACAGGGATCCCTGGCCTTATATTACAGGGTGTAGACATGGTAAGCGCAGAGACGGAGAACAACCCCCTCTTTGAGGGTGTCAGTGAGTTTGAGAAGCTAGCTATCGCAGCACCTATAGGTATTGTTGCTGGTATACTAGAGAAGGTGGGTCTAACAAAAGCTATCGGAGGAACATCAGCAATGTCAGGGATGACCCTTAGTATGTTAAAAAAGTTTGGGGTATCCTCTACTACAAGAACCTTTGCTGAGTTTGTAGAGCACGAGGTAGAGCGAGGAGGCTCGAGGTTCCTATTAAAGATGGCGTCTTCTGGTTTGGCGGAGGCTGAGACAGGAGCCCTACAGGAGGTGAGTGACATAACTATGAAGAAGATCTACAATACGATGAAGGATCAGGACCTATTCCAGACCCCTGAGACCTTAGGGGACGCCTTCATTCAGGTACTAGAGGCGGGTGCGGCAGAGGCTATAGGAGGTTTTGCTATGGGTACGCCTGGAGCTGTAGTATCTGGGGTTGTGGGGAACAACTTAACAGAGATATCTGACGAGACCTTCGCGGCCTTCGAGGCGGTCATGCAGGAGGGGCCTTTGAAAGAGGCATACATAGAGAGCATAAAGCAGAAGATAGTATCAGGGGAATTGACCTCCCTTCAGGGTAAGAGAGCCTTACAGGAGGCAGAGAGTATTGCTGGTATGACGTCTCAGATCCCTAGCGACTATACGGGGGATCAAAAGAAAAAAGCGTTAGGCCTTCTACTACGTAGGGCAAAACTACAGAAGCAGGTAGACGCTTCAGATAAACAGCTTGTAACTAAACAGCAGACGGAGATAGACGCTATCAACGAGAGCCTAAAAGAAGTAGGCGAAGAGGTAGGTGTAGAAGCAGATGTAGAGGCAGACGTAGAGGCAGACGCGGACGTTATTACTGTAGAAGCAGAGGCTAGCCCCAGAAAAGATAAAGCCCCTGTATATAAAAAGGGAGGGAAAAAACTTCTTTTCACGGGCTCTCCTCGTAAGTTTAATACGTTTGACATGAGCAAGGTGGGCTCTAATGCTGACGGGGGATCTCCCAAAGGTATATTTTTCAGCAATGATCCTGGTGTTGCTGGGTTTTATGCTAACGAAGTTAATGGTGACGGGATGGGCCAGTTACTTAATATGTTAGGCTTAGGTAAACTTAAAGGTATTGAACCCACTATATATTCCGCTGTATTAAACACGGAAAATATTAAAGAGGTAGAGTTTAATGGAGAAAGTTCCAGCTCTGCTATGGATAAAAACGCTATTATTCAAGAGGCTTTTGCAGAAGGATTTGATGCCGTGGTGTTAAAAAATATTAAAGACGGACCTTCCGTTCCTCAAGATGTTACAGTTGTAAAAGACATTAAGTTTATTGATCAGTTTGAAGACACTCAAGACGGGAAAGGAAAAAAATTAAGTAAAAAATTATTAAAACAAAAACAAGATGCCGTTCAAGAGTCAAGCACAGAGAAGGTGGATGCACCAGAACAAACCAGAGATGGCGAAGCAGTGGGAGGCGGAGACACCGACGGGGACGCTACCCAGGACGGCACCGAACAAACTACGGACGTCACGGGTGAGGATACCTCGGAGCAAGAGGAGGTAGCTATACTTGAGAGCCTCTTTGGTGGTGATACAGGGAAGAGAAAGGCAGAGGGGGAAACAGATGAGACTATAGAGGTAGGGGAGAAGACTAAGATAGAGACTCCTGACGGTACGGAGTTGGAGGTAGAGAAGCTAGAGGCTAACGTTGGTATAGTCTCAGACCCTACCGTTAAGAAGAAGAGGTCTCTACTGGAGAGGGCTGTAGTTAAGATCGCTAACACATCCGCTAAAGCTTTAGCTAAGATCCTTCCTGATACTAAGATAGTCTTACATAGCTCTCCTGAAAGCTATAAGAAACTAGGGGGAAGAGGTAAGGGAATGTATAAAGGTAATACCATACATATAAACCTTTCAACCGCTACCCTAGGGACTATATCACACGAGATATTCCATGCCGTCCTAAGCGAAAAGCTAGGTACGGATTCACGTATTCAACTGGCAACTAAGGACATGCTAGAGACTGTGATGAATAGCATTACAGATAAAGATATCCTTAAAAGACTTGAGAAATTTAGACTCTTATATGAGACGGCTTCTCAGCAGGCGGGTGAGAGATCGGCTTCTTTACAAAGCGAGTACAACCAACTGGCTGAAGCACAAGAAGTTAACTCAACGCCTGAGGGTCAAGCTAAACTAGACTCTCTTCTTGAGCAGATAGAGGAAGCGAACAATGAGTCAGAGGGTTTTATAGAGGTGTTAAACGAGGAGCAGTTAGCGGAGGTTACTGCTATACTAGCAGAGCATTACTCTGAGGCAAACTCTGAGACTAAGAGTGCGATCGTTACATGGCTCAAGAAGATCTCTAAAACTTTAGGGTTAAGCCCAACTGTTTTAGACAGAGTCTTCAGCAACAAAGGGGATGCCGCGTCTAAGAACCAGGCCGTCATAGACCTATTAAATACTATAGCCCGCAAGACTATATCGGGAGAAGAGATTACAGATTCTGACTTAGAAACTTTAGAACAATATGCTAAACCAGTTGATAAGAAGGTGGCTCCTAAAGCGAGAGCTAAAGAGGCTGCTCCAAAAAAGAAGGTAGCCCCTAAGCCAAAGGAGACATCCGCGAAAGAGGAGTTCGATATCAATGACACTACTAAGCGTCAAGAGCTTAAAGAGGACGGGACTAAAAAGACTAAGGAGGCAGCTCCTGCTGCACCTAAGAGCAAGGTTATAGGTAGTACCAACCTAGGTGACGGGTATAAGTATCAAGGCGATAAGCCTGCGGGAAAGAGTTTATACCGCAGCGGCCTAGAGAATAGACATGATAAGGGTGGCGAGTACTCTCCAGGTAAGTCTCTAGTAGTTACTGAGACTAAGGGTAAGGAAGCTGTGACTAAGAAGTCAGGATTGCTAGGCAGAAAAACCACTGAAGTTTCTCCTGCAGTAGAAGGCGAGACTATAGTTCAAGCTAGAGCCACTACGGATAGTGCAGGCAACGTACTGCCAGGGAGCAGAGGCACCTCGTCTATATACTCAACCGTCGTAGTAGACCAGTCTGCTATGGATGGGATGAGTGAGGAGCAGAGAGACGCATACTTAGTAGAGGTGCAGCAAGAAGTAAAGGCTGACCTTAAGGCTAAGATAGATGCGTTAGGTGACACCTCAGGGATGAAGGAGGTTGATGTGACTAATAAACTAAATGCCTTAGAGAAGGGACGAACTAAGAATCAATTAGGAGGAGGGGAAGTAGTACCAGGAGAGGCTGTTGAGGATGCCGAAGGACCTATCCCTACAAACATCCCAGACTCTGATGGGCCATCTATAGATTTAAAAACGAAAACTAAATTCAACTTAGATAGGGGTGGGATTGATATGAGTAGCATCAAGAGAGGATCTGTCAATAAGTTAGAAGGAATAAATGCTTTTGTTTTTGCGGCTGACCAAGCCACATACGGTATGTCACAGAGCCCTTCGGGACTTAAATATATGTTTAATGGAGGGTTCTTATACCCTTACGGAGCTCAGTCTCAAGGGAGTAATGCGGCATGGGTATTCTCAACAGAAGACTCTGCAAATAAAATTATTAACAAAGCAAACAACAGCGATGGGGTAGGCCTTGTAATGTCCCAGGCCCCTGACGGAATCACGGGGAACATGCAGTTCTATGACTACCTAAACGCTGAGGTGGCATATGCTATTGAGAATGGTGCGTCTCCAAAAGAGATGATTAACTATATCAACAGAAAGTTAAAGCTAACGACGGTAGCAAAGGGCCTGAAAAAGAAAGGGCTACCGAGTCAGATAAGTAGTATAGAAGAACTTCAAACCTTATTGTCTCCTCTCAATTTTGAGCAACGAGGGAGTTTTGCCAAAACATTTTTAAGCAAAGAGTCGTATGAAAAGTTTAACATCTCTCCTTTTACTCCTTTAAAAAGTGTACCAACAAATATATCTGAGGTAGTTAATGACCCATCTCTAAAAGGTGTGGGGTATGGAGACGTTGTCTCAGCGATAGAGTTTGAGAAAGGGGCGAAGCCTTTTAAGTTAAAGGAAGGAGACCCAGGGTACCACCCAGCTTACCCTTGGGCGATCCCAGGGAAACCATTGATGGTATTTGACAAGGCTGTTGACGTAAGAAAAATATACCCAAATGCAAAGCCTGCCTCACTTGAAGCAAACCAAACTCCGTTAGGAGAAAGAACTAAACCTCTGGCGGCACGTTCTGCTATGGGAGGACAGTACGTAGCAAAGGTTCCTAAAGACATACAGGTTAAGGGAGCTAAAGTAAAGTTCCAACTAGACGACCAGGGTAATGACCTGTCTAAGCTAGAGGAGGACACTAAATACAAGAAGGGAGACATCCTACCTGACGCTTACATAAGTAACAATAATATAACCGACCCACTAAACCCAGCGAAGCTTCCTAAGAAAGAATTTACTGTAACGTGGGAGGAGGAGAGCACATGGGGAGACCGTGTAACTAGAGAGCGGAAGTTTAATAACGGGCAACACTTTGTAAACTTCTGGAGGAAAGCAACTAATGACGGGGAGTGGGACTACCTCTCTAACTTTACGGCGCACACGGATAGCGAGACTATCACACGTAAGACTCAGAGACAGGACGACTCATGGAAGAAGATAGATGAGATAAGGTCTACGACTCAGCCTATTGACATAGAGAAACTTAAGGGATGGAACTTTAAATCTAAAGTATCTAACCCTCAAAGACTTAAGCAGAGTAGATCACACTCAGCATATGGGGGCGCATATAAAACTCCTAGAGTAGGGCCATCAGGTAGAGCAAAGTACCAGCTCGCATGGAAGGAGACCCCTGAGATGAACATGAAGGAGTCTAAGATAGCGAAGAGAACCTCTAAGGTAGAGGAGGCTGTAAGCCGTCTTCTACGAGGAGAGATAACCAACGCTGACTACAGAAAGATAGTGGCTAAGAACAGCCCTATAGGACCCATAGAGGAGTTCTTTGCACCCGTGTCTAGGGAGAGAATGGATAAGGCCCTGACCCGTAACCAATCGGAGAAGATCCTAGCTCCATTAGTAGACCCAGATACAGGTAAGAAATTAAAAAGAGTAGGGGCTAGACTAGACATCCCCGCATACCTTAGATCCAACGCATGGATCGTGACAGTACATGAGCCTAGCTCTAAGGGGAAGCCTATATCATATGGTCCAGCCGTAAGACTTAAGAACGTAACCTTTGAAACAGACGCACGTATAGCTGCGAACATAGCTTCAGGGGCACAGGGCAAGACGACCTTCGCTAAGATGTTTGGGGAGCCCGTAGCTATAGAAGGCAACACGGTAGAGGAGGTAGGAACTAATGCTCAGTCCATGATTGAGGAGGTTGCAAATAATTCTGACTGGGTGCAGGTGGGAATGAATCCATTCAGACACTCATCTTTCTGGGACCGTAGCACGGGGCAACCTTTAGGATCGGCAGAAGAAATTATACAGATAGGAGGATTAGTATACGCTAAGAACCCAGAGTACTTATCTATGGATGACTCAAGCTTCACTGTAAAGGGGAAGGTTGTCACAGACAAGAAGGGTAAGGCTAAAGTTGTAGCCGCTGACAGGTCTACGGGTGAGACGTTTACTGACCCTGTCCTAGACAAGGAGGGTAGCCCAGTAAAGTTCCAGCTAGATGTTGACGGAGCTGACGCCTCTATACAAGAGGTGATAACAGAGGGAAGAGGAGCGGGACTAAAGGACTCAGCTATAGGTAGTTACCTTAACAGGATTAAGAAGATCCCAAAGAATGTAGTTAAAAAACTTCTAGAGTTTGATGTAGATTTATTCTCCAAACTGCCAAAGAGTTTTGCTGAGGTAGAGGGAGGCCTGCTAGAAGGATTGCGTTTGTTTAAAAACATACAAGACTTTATAGCAAAGGAGACAAAGGCTAACGTCAAGAGGACGAAGGAGACCGCGGCTCAACTAAAGACTAAGGTAAGAGAGAAGAGGAAGGAGCTAACGAAGGCTAAGGTTAAGACGGGTGACGAGATGCGTGAGATAAAACGTAAGATCCGAGAGCGAGTAGAGAAGACAAACAAGATGAGGGTAAACCCCCGCTCAAAGAGCGAGGTTGACGCGAAGGTTAAGGAGCTATACGAAATAAAAAGACTAGAGAATATATCCGCGAAGGTAGAAGTAGACAAGGCGGTAGGAGCCTTTGAGACAAAGCTAGAGAAGTCTAACGCGACGAAGAAGGCGAAGCTTTCTGACCAGGAGATAATGGACCTAGCTATCGAGCGCCTAATGGAACACCCTGCATATAAAAAACTAGCAGATACCCGCAAGGTAAAGGGCAAGGACGTAGCAATGAAAGACGCCGCCACACTCCAGGCAGAGATGGTGAACGAGCTACAAAAAACTTTAGGTGTACGACCAACGAAGAACATGCGTCAGGCTTTAACTAAGCTACGCCAGATGGTACGTTTCCGTAACCAAGGGGCCCGCCAACTACAGGAGGCGAAGAGAGAGCTACTACGATTCATGCGTCAGACGCTACCGAAGACAGTGTACTCTAAGCAGGAGGCCCTGAGCCTAGCACGTAGGATAGCCCAAGCAACAAGTAAGGATATGAACGGCCTAATGCATGAGGTGATACAGCTTTCTACAAAGAAAAATGTAGGGATACTCTCTCGCGCTATAAGCAAAATCCTTAAGCCATATGAGAGTAAGCAGAGCGGAAGACTAAAGGGGACAAGCATAGATAATACAACGCGAAGAGTTGTGAAGAACTTGATCTCTAATATTAAGTTTGCTAAGACAGTTCTCGCAAAGGAGGTTAATGATAGAAACGTTCAGCTCCTGGAAGAGTTCAACGAATTAGCCAACAAGATGGAGACCACCCCAGAAGAGAGGCAGCAGATGGAGGGATTGATCGCAGCTATTAATCTCAATAATGCTATGTTGATGGAGGACAATGACCCTAATAAGGCGATTGCTTTAGACCGCGCATACGCAGCTATAAAAGGACTAGTAGACGGGGGACGAAGCAACCTTAAGGAGACCTTAGCTAAGGAGAAGGCAGAGTTTGACGAGAGCTATAAGGAGATACATAAGGACATTACAGGGGAGGACCTCCCTCTATACGAGGAGGACGTACTAGACGACGATGGCAAAGTTATCCACGAGAAAGGGGACATAAATTTCGATGCGGTGGACCTGAAAGTATTAGCGAAGAAGAACAGAGCCCGAGCAAAAGAAACACAAAACAGATTAGTAAGAGTGCTAAGGAGCTTTACCGACATGGTAAAGAACTACTTCTTTAAGCAGCAGGATCTGGGAGGGATGATAAATAAAATATCTAAACTCCCAGGAGAGATATTCGGTGGCATCACAGATCAGCAGGTGGTGGACAGGATCGACGAGGGGACACGAGTAGAGAAGGCCAATAACCTTATGATGAAGCGCTCAGTAGAGGGCAAGATGAAGGAGTTGTGGGGGAAGTTGTGGAAGTTTAAGGTAGGGGCATTAGCTAACGTTAACAAGACGGGAATATATATAGACCAGGCTGCCGTTGATAAGGCTCAGAAAACCTACGATGACAACCCTACGTCTGAGAATAAGGTAGACCTAAGAGAGGCTAAGAGAAACCAGGAGATATCGATGTCTCAGGGCGAGGCGTACTATCTATACAATCAATTTAAGGACCCATCTAACCACCCCTCTTTCGAGTCTAGGTTTGGGAAAGATTACGAACGTATCATGGGGGAACTTACATCCACACTAGACCCAGAGACAAAGGCATTTGCAGACTGGCAGGTGGACGAGTTCTTCCCTATGGTATACCCTATCTTTAATGAGGCGTACCTAAAGGTATACAAAACAGACATGCCATGGAACGAGTTCTATGCAGGACCCTTGATGCATGATGGCCAGGTAATACAAGACCTCGACCTGCTGGCAAACAAAGGGTCCAACACTGTAGTAACAGCAGGGTCCTCGAAGTATCGAGTGCAGACCAAAGACCCTATCAAGGAAGGGGTAGACGGAACGGCAAACCTAATGTTCTACATAGAGGAGATGAACCACCTCGCGGGCATGGCAGAGCCTATTAACTATATCAATAAGCTTCTCCTAAACCCTAAGATGGCCGCCACTATTAAAGCAATATACGGATCGGATGTGCTAGAGGGGGTTCGACTTAGCATAGAGCGTGTAGCAAACAAGGGTAAGGTAAACAAGGGGGCAAGGTTTGTGAACTTTATGAATAGCGCATTCATTACCTCTCGCCTAGGACTTAACCCTGTCGTTATGATAAAGCAGCTTACCTCGTTCTTCACCTACGCAAGTGATATAGGATACGCAAACTGGGTAAAGTACGCAGCTGTTAATATAGTACAGATGAGACAGATCTTTAAAGAGATCAAGGCTAACTCAGTATACATGGACGACCGTAACTACCAGAGTATCATGAAGGCCATAGAGACATACGCTCCAGAGAGGGTTCAGAAATTCATGCCTCAACCCATTCAAAATGCTCTTATAAATATGGCTATGTGGACCACTAAGTTCGGGGACAAGGCCGCGATATATATTGGGGGTATGCCGAACTACTCTTACCATAAGGCACAGTTTAAAAAGAATAACCCTGGAGCTACGGAGCAGCAGGCTATCGACTATGCTATACGCAGGTTTGAGAAGGACACTAAGAACACACAGCAGTCATCAGACATTCAGAACAAAGACCTTTATCAAACGGGTGACGGGTACATGAGGGTTCTTAACATGTTCATGACTACGCCAAAACAATACAACCGTAAAGTCTTTAGGTCTCTTAGAAACCTTTCTAGAATTATTAGATCAGGCGGTAAGGAGGGGAAGGGGACGTTGATTAGTAATGCGAGAACCATACTCACCTACCACTTTGTTATGCCTATGTTCTTCCAGTGGGTATCCCTAGGGTTCCCTCTTGGATCTGACTGGGACGAGGAGGACGAGGAGGATATGATGAGAGCCGCGATAATTGGTAACTTCAACTCCCTATTTATAGCAGGGGATGTTATAGGTATGGTAGCTGACGCTATACAAGGAAAGCCGTGGGCATTTAACATGCCAGCTATCCCTGCCCTGGATATGCCAAAGAACGTAGCCCTATATATGAATAACGCAGCGAAGGCCAAGACCCCTGAGACTAAGGAGAAGTGGACACGCAAAGCAATAAACGAGGGCCTTGCTATGTTTGGAATCCCAGCCTCAAATATAGAGAAGATCTTTAACAACTTCACTAAGCTTACCGAGGGGGGGATGGAACCCAAGGAGGCTATGCTACGAGTCCTTCAGTATAGCGACTACGTTATAGATGGACCTGAAGAAAAGAAGAAGAAAAAGAAGAAGAAGAAAACCACAAAGAAAGAGATGAAAGAGTATTTCCCTGAACAGTACAAAGAGGAGCAGGAGTTAGAGGCATACCTTGAGGAGCTATACTACGACCCCGAACAGGAGGAGTACGAAGCCGAGGAGAAGGCGTATCAAGACGAGCAAAGGGAAGAGTACTTAGAATCTATAAGAGAATGAGATGGAAGACTACGATAAAGATCTAGCAATAAGCTTAAGCTATATGGTCCTTACGGGGAAGAGCACAGTAGAAGAGTTAGCTAAATTTTATGACCCTATAATCTTAGAGTACAATCCCTTTTTAGAATTAAAGATAATGGACGGGGACATATACGATATACTCACAGAGTACTTCGAGGAGAGGGAAGAGTATGAAAAATGCAGAGAGCTACAGGGTATCAAAAAAGTCTTGAGCCTAGTGGATCGTTCTGAGATACTACCCTAGTTGAATCGTTCGGAAGAACTCTAAGTCGTACTCCTTAATAGGATTTATAAACTGCACCCTGCAGTGCCTATTAATCTCTTCACGCCTAGTCTTACTGTTCGTCTTGCACATCTGAGAGGCCTGGTACGCAGCGTTGCGATCCAATAGGTTATCTATCTTAGCCTTAGTCTTCTTGTTTGTTTTGTAGCTCATAGGTTCGTTTGTAAGTATCCTTCGTATCCTGTACTCTTATTCCATATATGGGCCTGGGCTACACGTTTTGCCTCGTACCCCATAGACTTATGCCAAGCATCGTTCTTACATATCGAAGGCAAGAACCTAACCTTCACCCCTCGGTACTCGTTCACCATCTCCTTGTGTAGGTGGCCACAGTGCACCTCCCTGAACTTAGACTTAGCAAACATCATGGGTCTCTCAGTCGCCATTATAAGTGGCATCTCGGCTGGCTTCTCCTTATCTCCGTGAGTATACATGATCATGTTAACCCCATACTCATAGTACTTGCGGGTATCAAACCCATTATCTACACTTACAGTTTTGTTATTTAGAAAGTATGCACGAAGGAACTCTCCCGCGTAGAACATCCTCTCGAAGTCGTGGTTACCTTGGATAACTATCACATCTACTGGGGCTATAGTGGACAGGTACTTAATGGCCCTAACTATTAGGGCACAGTAGCCAACAAATGTTTGTTGCCATTCTCCGTGGTCTTGTTGCGGGGTCCCCTTAGTAGTGGCACGTGAGTACCCTTCCGAGTTCATACCGTCGTTACCTATAGGTAGTATTATTCTTTCGACATCTAAGCCATCCGCCTTCGCCATTAAAGACTTGATGCGGTACATGTACTCATCCTCCAGCACCTCTAAGGTATCTCCCACTTCCTTTCCGTAATGGATATCTGGCAGGGAAACCTCATATGCTATAGGCTGGGTAAACTCAGGCTCATACACCCCCTCAACCACCTCACTATTTTTTTCTAACAGATCGATAAGCTCCTGCTTGGCAGAGATCATAGCATCCTCCTCCCCCTTGACTACCACCGAGAACCTATGGTCCCCCGTCATGTTCTGCCAAAACTTTACAGACTTTATGTCTGCCTTGTCTATCTCGTTTCTTTTTAGGAACGTGGTAAACTCACTGATCTCATTGCTACTTACGTTATCTATATCAAACTCCTCCCCCTTTACCTCTGTCTTAGACTCCCTAAGCGCAAGCTTACAGGTCTCAACACTGCAGTTAAACTTCTCTGAAAGAAACTCCGCCCCCTTTTTTAGGTAGCCCGTATTGTCTTTTAAAAATTCTTTTATTTCGGATTTCGTCATTCTATAGTTCGTCGTCTAAGGATTGGATTAGTTCAGCAAGTGATTGTATTAATGTCTGGGAGTACATCCTAACCTCAGGATAGTCTCCGTCCATTAAAGACTCGTAGATATCGTTACTTAAATCGTGTAGGTTGTTACACGTAAAGTTTATATTAGTGATAGACTCTATGTCGTCTTTAGAAATTTTCATAAAATTATTTAGATAGGCTCATCTTATTTATTAATGTTGACACTCTTAGCTCCACCTCCTCTAGTCTATTATGTGGAACTCTGTCCTTCAGCATTGTAATGATAGGTTCAAACTTTTTATATCGATCTTTCATATCGAATAGCTCCAAAGATAATTCATTCATCTGCTTAAGCAAGTGGTTATTACTATCTTTTAGCTCTATTATGCTTAGACCTTGGTGTTCAGAGCCCTTAGTTTTCCACGTGTTTTGCACAACGTAGTAATCCCTTTGCATTCTAGGATCGATCTTCATCATGTAAGGGAACTCAATTATACCATGTCTTATAGTAGCGTGGTTCTTTCCGAACACCTTTGCTATAGCCGTGTATGTCATACCGACATCCTCCCTTAATATCTTATAGCACATAGCTCTAGACTGGATGTGATCAAGAGACCTACACTTAGCCATAACGTTAACGCCACGTACTACGCGCACTATATTTATTATTGATTCAATGTTATCGTAATTCATTTATATTTAATTTTAAATTTATTAAGTCTAAGTATTCGTCCATGGAAATAAGAGAGACATCGGACAGAGCAATCTTATCATCTTCTGTTACAACCATCTCCACTGCGAAGGTGATTGGGTTCTTATGTTTATCATATGTTACTCCACCTAACACCGTGGATACAAAGCTGTTAATAGAGACAGCGTCATAGTCCACCTCCATTAAGAAGTTGGATATAGCTATCGCCTCTAAAATATTTATCTCCTGAAGAGATTCAAATACCTGGGGCTCTATCTCAAAGCCTCTATCCTTTATAAACTTCTGTTCTAATTCCATGTTGGGAGAGTTCTTTTAATCTATATTCTTGTAGGCGAGAGAGCCGACCCTTAGGGGTTTTAATCTCAGAGAACAACACGCCTGAGTCAGGCGGGATAGCTATCAGGTCTGGGATACCATTCTTATTAGTCTTGATTAACTTAAGCACGTAGTACCCCTCATCTTCTAATTGTTTTATCCGCTTAGATTGTATCTGCTGCTCTGTCATTATACTAAGATATAAAATCCTTACGGAAGTGTGTTAAGGTATAGTCCTTTTTCTTTATGACAGCCTTGTATATATCCTTCTCTATACCACCCTTAGAGAACACCCAGTATATAGAGTTCTTAAGCCTGTCCTTTGTGGTCATCCTGTCTCGGCTCTGCCAGTAAGAGGTAGCACTAAAGTCTATGTTGTAGTACACCAAGCACTCAGCCTCCCTCAGAGAGATCCCCTCTCGCCCACTTACAATCTGAAGGGCGATAGTCTTATCACTACCATTAAAATCTTCTAGCTCTGTCACAAGGTTGTCCCCATACACTACCTTGAGTGCGTTAAGTTCCTCCTTAAACTTATAGAAGATCCCTATCTTCTTGCCTAAAAATTTATCCCGTATAAAGTTAGCCTTGCTATAGTCCAGGACCATAGAGTTCCCGCTCTCAAACTTTACAGTACCAGAGCATAACTGATGCACCTTAGTCATTAGCTTTACGGCAGTGTCCGCAAGGATAGTCTCCTCCCTACCCTCAACAACTAAATCCTTTTTTAGTTTAGCGATTAGATCTAAGGTCTTATCCTCTATCTCTACCTCTAAAATGTTTTCATTTATCTCAGTCTTAAACCCAGCTAGCTTCTGAGTATAGCTAATGCTATAGGGCCTCATCATCTCGAGGATATTCTCACGCCCACCTGAGTAGTCGTTTATAGAGAACCCGTTGATTTTTTTTTGAGTAACGTTTACGTAGTCCTTACAGAAACTATAGAAGTTTTTATATCTACTGAACGGATTGTTCTCTACCCCATATACCTGATGGTACATCTGGCTATAAGACTCAGGCGTAGGGGTGCCTGACATAAGGATAACATAAGGGGATAGCTTACTTAGCAACCCCCTTACCTGCTTCGCCCTCTTACTAGGCTTAGGGAATGCACCCATACTATGGGCCTCATCACATACAATTAGATCCCACTTCTCATCAGGTATTTTGTGTAGGCTCTCGTAGTTTATCACGTACATAAAGAAGCTCGGGCAAAGCAAGTTGTAGTCATCCCCTATAGAGGACATAGCCTTCTTCTTGGTGATAAAGAGAACGTTCTTTAACCCTAGCTTCTCTGCTATGCCTAGGCTAGTCAGGGTCTTGCCCGTCCTTACCTCCATAGATAGGTACAGCAATCCTGTTTTAGTTAAGATCTTAAGACCTCGGTCTATAATATCTACTTGATAGTCTCTAAATTCCATGCTATTTTATATCTTCTGGTGGTAACTCCTGATGAAACATCATCCATCTCCCTGACATATCCCTCCCCTCCTCGGGCGTACTCCTATATTTAAACTCTCCGTATGAGGTAAGCCACTTGTAAAATTTAGTTCGAGAGATTGTCATCTTAGCTTTTGGTCCGTAGTCTGGGTACTCATCTACGAAGTCTAAGTACAACTTCTGCTTGTATATCCTATGGTTAGGCTCGAGGTCTACGTGCTCTTGATGACCCGCGATTAACCCACACCATTCTATAAACTCATGGCATGTGTCTGCGGATAGCTTCCTTATTTTTAGATTCACAAACGTGCTCTTCATAAGTCCGTTCTCAAGGTATAGCTGAAGGTTAGAGATCATGTAGTTATCAAAGAGACACCACTCATCGTCATCCCACTCCCCAAACATAAGCTTGCCGAACTCTATGAGCGGAGTGAACTCCTTGTTGTAGTGCTGAGTTAACTCAAGTTCCCACTTGCGTCTCTCAAACGAGGAGCCCTTTCCTTTTATAGCGTAGTTCGTAGTGATGGCTACCTTAGGGGACTTAGAAAAAGGAATTTTAATAGCGTCCTTGTTCTTCTTCTCTAGGGTAAGACCCTCTGTTACCACACTAAACAACCTCTCGAAATCAAAGTGCCTACGCACATCATCGAAGCATAGTATCTGTGTGTCTGCGGACACGAGCTGGTAGGCGAAGGACTTCTCAAAGTTAAAAGACTTCCCGTCTATTACGACCAGCTTCTTCATGCAGGATATCCCGTTCATGAACAGCCCTTTACCCGTACCACCCTCAGGGTTGTCGGAGATTACCTCATCGTTAAGGATGATAGCGGGGCAGTAGGAGAGGTTCTTCCATGCGTGTAGCATGTACCCTATCGTAGACCGCATCGATTGTATCCTCGTGGCAGAGTTTCCGCTTATGTTGTTTATAAACACCCCGTAGTCACACTCCTTAATGTCACATGTAATATAGTTTCTATTTATCACATGGTCCTTCCATACGTACCCACCTAGATCGAGGTAGTCTATAGGTGTGACAGTGTTCTTAGTTATTTTAACCGCCGCGTTTAGGTAGTATAGGTACGCTACCTCCTTGCTATCCTCAATAAAGTACACGTCTATAGAGGCGAGAAGCGTAAGGAACTCTTCCTTAAAGTATCTCGTGTGCTCTGCGAAGTAGTTGTATATACTCACATCATCCAACTCTAGGAGGTGGTCTAAGATAAAGTCCTTGATCTCTTTCTCTGACGTGTGGTCTATTAGATTGTTCGTCACCTTTACAAACACATAGTTCTTACCACCCTCTGGACAAAACTTATAGAACCCATTGTCCTCTAGAAAGTTTTTGAATAGGATATGTATGATCTTTATGACGCCCTTATCACTCTTGCTCCAAAATTTATTTGAAGACTGCTCATCCTCTAGTCGAGTTATTACATTCTGTATTACTCCGTCCTCAATATTCGACTCCTCTAATTGCGAACGGATTTCTTTTTTTGATATACCTCTCCTTATCTTCTGTCTTACTTGGTTGACTCTGTCCTCATCCTCGTAGTACTTCGTCCCGAAGTTTTGCTTGTTAGAATAAGCAGACTTAATGGTTCTATTTATCTCAGACAAGGGGAAGTCTTTGGTTGCAAACTCTTGCATCACAAACTCAGCGATGTTCTGGTTCACCCCGAAGTCGTTGAAGGCAGAGGCAAGAACGTATACGTTGTTGTTCCTCTCCCCATCTATCATCCCGTACTTCTTTACCCACCACCTCATGAGGTAGTCTATAATTTTCTTCTCGTCTGTGATAGGGAAGGTAGGCGCGTCTCGGTACTTAGTTACCTCAGTGTACTCTTGCTCCGCGATCTTATCCCATAGGCTGGACTGCTCATTGACATATATAAGCGGGTCGAATGACTCATAGCATACACGAGACAGGTTCTTACATGTCTTATCAAAGTGAGGGCTATTGAAATGTTTCTCTAACGAGTTGAAATAATTTTTGTGCTGGTCCACGTCCTTAGGTATCTTAACGAGAACCTTTAAACCTTTCCCGCTAGGGGAGATGAAGACTGAGTAGACGTGCTTATCCTTACATATTCTCTCCTTCTCCTGGAGTAGCTCCTTGTTGTTGGAGTAGTCATCGAAGTCTAAACATATCAACCCGCTATGCTCAGAGACAGAGGCATCGTTACGTTTAGAAAACGTACCACTAAAGCATACTGCTGGAAGAGATTGCTTGAGTAAATTTCTTTTAGTCTTATCCTTCTCGGTGCGTATCATCTTTACTAAATCCTTCGACGCACCATCTTTTATTCTGTTTAAAATAAGATCTACCTCTCGGTAGAAGGGCTGGGATGTAGACTTAATGTCTTTAAATATAGTTATTTGCATTTATATGTCAGGGTTATGTCGATTTTATGTCGATTTTATTTTAGTTAAAGAGCTGATACTCTATTCTTTGTATTCTTTTATGTCGATATGTCGAAAAGTAGTCATGTTTCTAGTAAAAAACTTCTCTCTCTGTAAATATATTTTCTATATATATATATATGAGGAGGTATTTCTGTCATTCGACATAGTCTAGAGCATAATAAAGGGGTAGGGTTTCCCCCACCCCCTTACTCTAGGACTGGTTCTTAGAAGTCTGCCTTCTCTTCTTTAGGTTGTGACCTCTTAGATGGGTCAGGCTTCCATGTGTCTACCTCCATGTAGTAGTTTCCCTTCTGCCCTTTTTTTAGCTCGAGGTTTACCCAACCATTAGACTCATGGTTCTTTAATGACGTGATCATCTCGTCTACTTTCATAGATACCTTGCTTAGTACCCACTCTGGAGCCTCGTTATTAGGTGGTTTAAATAGTAATCCATCGAGGAATACTTTTTCTTTTGTGTCGTTTGACATGATTAATTATTTTGTCCGTTAAAAATAAATAGTGTTTGGACCATACACTATCCTATAAAATTTCTGTGTGGAGATATGTTTCTATATCTTCTGGGCTACCCTCCTTGAAAAACTTTTGGTATACCTCTACCGCCTCCTCTACCTTAGCCTTCCCCCTCATGAGGAAGTCTTGCGAGGCGTGGAAGATCCCTAGCTGATGGCTTACCTTATCTATTACATAGAACACTAAAGGTTTCCCAAATAGGGACTGGTATATATAGCACTGACTATCGTAGTTGTACTTCTTGGCTGACCACTTAAAGTCTTTCATGTTAGAGGTAGTCTTTAAATCTATGAGCATATCCTTACACACTACGTCCGCCTTACCCTTCCAAAGTTCGCCATGTATATTCTGTACGGCTGGAACCTCAAACTGATTGGACTCATTGTATATAGCCTCATAGAAAGGTAGGTTTCCCTTGATAACTTTTACTAAGGACTTAACCTCCTCTGCCTCGTTGTTAAGTAAGATCATCTTCTCTGTGCTGTTGGCGAGAGCCTCCTTATATACCTTAGTGTTACGACTAGCTACGTCTATGACCTCAAAGTTCTTTACCTTATCAGGCTCTAGGATGTGGGTATGTAAGTAGCTACCTATAAGCATAGGTTTAGTCTGCTCACTAGGTTTTCCATACTCAGTAGGTCGTGTAAGGAGTGCGCCTATGTCTGAGTTGGAGAGGTACTTCCTCCCGTATGCTCCGTAGTAGTGGGCATCGTCCTTTAGTTTCTCTACATCAAACATGCTTAGAGAGTTCCTTCTTAATAGTAGCCTTTAGATTGTACTTAGTCTCTAGGTTCTTAATAATTTTAGGTAGACCTAGCTCCTTGTTAGAGGCGATATACTTTAAGACATTAGCCCAGTTATCTGTGTTAATAATAAGCTCTATCTTCTCCTCCTTCTTAGGGGCTTCCTCTGTGGTTGTCTGTACTATATCCTCCCCACTCCATAGGCTTAGTCCTAGGCCATGCATAGCAATAGCTTTCGTTGTAGACCTCTGAATAGTTTTGTTTACCTCCATAGACGTGACCTTATCTAACGCTAGAGCGTTGTTTCGAAAGTCCATTACGGGTAGGTAGTCTATATGCTCTAACCCTTCGATCGTAATGCCCACCTTTACATAGGCTGAGTTACCATCGGTAAAGTAGTTCAGTCCCGTATGCTCAGACTCGTATACTACTCGCTGAATCTCAGGGAACTTCTGCTTGGCTAGTGTCCATGCGTGTGCCCATGATAGGTACTTGTGCTGACCTTTCTTCTCTACTTTGTCGTTGATGTTAATGGATGACAAGTCCTTGAAAATATCTTTCATATAATTTTATTTAATTTAATTTTTAAAACTGCGTACTTTTTTAGTATGTTATCTCTCTTATTCTTTAATCCTTTAATGTATTTATCATTCTTCCTAGTGTTAACCTCCTTCTTAATCCCAAGTTCTACTAGTCGTAGCTTGTGTGTGCAGTTGTTTAGGCTAACGTTAACCGATCCCTTTACCCACCCATGCTGGAGGAAGTACTCTAACTCTGACTCTGTTATAGCCTTGTAGTATGCTCCCCCCTTTCCGACGTTGAGTATGTCTATGTGTGTGGGGAATTTTTTTATTATAACAGAGGGTCGTATGTAAGACTTCCCGTTTTGTAGAGGTAAGGAGGTGGAGTAGTTATCATTTTCTGCTTGTTCAAACACATCCTCTAAGGTGTACATATTCCTTCTTGTATATTGTTTGCTACATTACAGAAGTCTTTATCACTTTCTATAATTTTCTTTGCTCGTTTGTACCCATGGATAATAGTTGAGTGACATATAGTATGACCCTCTTCCTCCATAAATCTTTGTATGTAGCTGACCCGTATAGGTCTCTCCATACATAGGTAGTATAGCATCTGTCTAGCATCAACACACTCTCTCCGCTTAGACTTCTCAAACATTTGATCTAGACTTAGATGGAACTGCTCGGCTACTGCGTCTGCGTACTGCATAAATATTTTCTTTTTCATTTAATTTAATTTTAAAACAAAGGTACAAAACCTTTAATAAGTTTCGACAAAATGTTTAATTTATTTTTAGATAGTAAGTGGGAATCGAACCCATGTGTGTAACTCCTGAACCAACAATCGCTACACCCAGCATCCTCCAAGTCGTGCCTTACTATGGTCGTTTATTTATCCTTTCACTCCTAGTGTCCCCTTACTTAAAGCCTCGTTATATATGTCTATAAAATATTCTAACTGATCATTTTCTTTACTATAATTTTGTATATAGTTCTTTTGACACATGAGATTAATTGCATCATTGTTTAACCCACCCTTGTCGTGGTGCAATATTTTAATCGACCTAGTTATTTTCTGAGAAAAAGGACTTGCTTTCATTTGGTGTTCGTTCATAACAACAAGCGTATCAAAAACTTCCGCCCCCGACTTACAGTCTATTCTGTATGTCATGTTTTTTAGTTTTGATAATAACCCATTGCGTGATCTACCCTTCATTAGTATTTCTAACCCACTTATTAAACTTAATCTATTCTTAGAGTCTTTTCTCCAACCTTTAGCAATCTTTATTGCTTCTTGAACGTCAAGATTTCCGTTTTCAGATGCATAATTTGCGAAATCCATAGCCGTCCACTTACAACTAGTGTTGTTTATAGCTATCGTATGCTGGTCATTTTTCCAAGCTTTGCTTACAATATATGGCACTACATATCCAAGTTGCCTTAAAGCCCAAAACCTATGCTGTCCATCGACAATGTATTTATCTTCATTAACGATTATAGGTATTTGCACACCGATTTGCTTAATGCTTTTAAGTAAGTTGTTAATAATTCTTTGACTAGGCTCTCTGTTTGTATCAAGAAACTCAAACATCTCATAGTTTTTAGTTTCGTGTGTTTTAAAATTTGTAATTTCCATTTTAATTCTCTTTTCGTTATGCTATTTGGTGAGTTCATTCACTTACTGCTCAATCGTTTTCATTATACTGCTCATGTATTCTTTGTGTACCAAATTGGTACACGTTTACTACTCATTGCTATATCTTTTGATAAACTCTACTGCTTCTTGGTGTACCTCGTGGATGTCGTACCCTATAGGTTGAGTTACCTTTCGCCACATACCCATGTTGTTGGGGTGTATCTGAAGTTTAATCTTTTTAAGTACTGGCATGAGCCAGTCCCACGACTCGTGAAATTCTAATTCACTCTCGGATACCGAGTCTCCATCAGGCGTAAGGTATTCGCCTTGCATATCGAGGGGTGTAGACTTGTCTGTTGACGCTATACACTTGTCGTAGTTGTACCCCATAAATTCTGCTATTAGTTTGTTATCTTTCATTGTTGTATATGTTTATTAAGTATACTGCTACGTTATATGTGTCCTCGATTGAACGCCATCTCTTTTGATTGTTCTTCCTTAAAGAGTTGTCAATCATTCCGTGTGGATCGAGTCCGTTATTTTCGATCTTCTCTATTACGGGCATCAACCAATCCCAAGAGTCGTGGTAGTTATGATGTTCTTCTATAAAGTGGCGAAGGTCTGATGTTCGTTCAGGTTTTTCGCCTCCCATAAATTCTGCTATTAGTTTGTTATCTTTCATGATGTTATTGGTTTGAAAGATACCACCACCAAACCTCGCTGGTTAACGGATGTAGGTTTTGCCGTAAACACGTGGCAGTATCTTAAATTATTGTCTTGCATCGCTAAGTATATTTGCTATGTTATTAAATAGGTTTTCGTACTCCTTGTACTTCTCGTTATAGAAGTCTTGTGCTTCTCCTTGTAACACCCAGTCTCCATTTTCAGCTAACTTACTTGTTTGCTCCTTAAATTCAGCCTCAGTTATCTGCGTTACAATCTCATCTATTAACTCCATGAATCGTGAGTTGTCTATGTATATTTTATCTTTCATAGTCGTAGGTATACGTTGTTAATAATTCGTTCTGCCTCATTCTCTATGTACACATCGGACATCCCATCTATTGTTTTGTCTATCCACCATCTATCCTTAGATAGATCATCAGGCGCGTTAAGAAAACCTTGTATGATGTCGCCGTTGTATATGGTAGACGCGATGTTTTCTATCTGCTCCGCTGAACCTATGTTATCGAATGGCATCTCCTGATGAGGTCGTGTTATACGTATCCTTTCCCACGTCCGTGCGGTGTGTATTAAAATGATGTTATATATTTCTCTATTCATTGTTATATTCTTTAATAAATTCTACTACTCTATCGTATGCTACGTCTATGTCAATAGATAAAAGATTCTCATCACCTATCCTCTCAACTACGGGCATCAACCAATCCCATGACTCGTGGTATTTGTATGCGCTCTCTTTATATACAGACAACCCCGTACTTCGGATGTCCATAAAGTCTCCTATTAGTTTATTATTTTTCATCGTTGTATGTTTTAATAAATTCTACTACTGCTTGGTATACATCTCCTATCTCATCATAGAAACTGACGTCAAGCAATTGCTTAGGTACACCCCCGCACTCTTCCTCAATCTTCTGTACTACGGGGACTAACCAATCCCATGACGAGTCGTATAAGAAACACGATTCGTGTATGGCTTCGTAGCCTTCATCTTTGCTCTCGTCTATTAGGTAACCCGCATCCTGATGGTGGGGTTTCAACCCCATGAATAGGGCAATTATTTTGTTGTCTTTATCATTCATGACTCTTTGCTTAGTAGTTTCTGGCCTACGACTAATCCTTTCTGATAATACAGAGCCTCCATATACTTAGACTGATAGTATCTCTCCATCTTTTCGTCTTCGTTCTGTATCAATCGATCTTGGTAGTACTTAGTGTTTTCCATTGCGTCCTTGAGGACGACTTCAAAAGTAAATTCTTCTTTCTTCTTCATGATGTTATATTAATTCAAGTTTGTTTAATAACTCTTGTGTTTTTTTGTGTACCATAGGTTTTAGGTAAGCGTCTACGAGCATCTCGTGAAGCATATGGTCTAAGTTAGAAGGTGTGACATAAGTAAACACTTTGGCTTCTGTGCTACGACTTTCTTTCATAACATACGACGTCGCTGAACGGTATGTACTATCTAGTTTGGTAAGCGCCTCCGTAAACTCGTCTACAATCTTTTGCAGTTCTTTCTTTGCCTTGCTTTCAAGGGCTTCTTGTACTTGGTTTGTGTCTTTCATTTTATTTGAGTTTAATTAATGAGTACACGTAGAGGAGTCGAACCTCGCACCCGTATAGGAAATTCAGAAAACCTATTGAGGGAACGCCTACATTGTATCCTGAAGTTTTTGCAAACCTACAATGCTACGTGTATGTTGTTATATCTCTTCTAAATTAAAGTTCCATTGTGTGAGCGTAGCCTTTACGCACTCAGGTAGTTCGTATACTCCATCGTAGTCTCTGAGTACGTTTCCCTCAAACCATAAGCCACCCGCCTCGTAGTACCCATCTGAATCGTCTACGTCGTAGATTTCAAAACTTCCGTAGCTTTCTTCGGTGTTTACGTTTACCTCGCAGTCGTATGTGACCCCGTTCTCCTCCATCGTGTATCTTTTGTTGTAGTTCATCTGATTAGTTTTTATAAAATTCGTGGTAGAAGTACTCGTCGAACTTGTCGTATATCAATGTGTCGTTGTTGAATATGTCATCCCATACCTTCTTAGCTACCGCATACTCAGGCTTGTCTGTGTGTATTGTAACCTTCATCTGAATATCATATTTCTTTCGGTTATAATCTCTAACTCTTGGCTTGTGTCTGTCTCGCCATCTTTTACTGCGTAGAGTAGTACTCGAATAGCTTCGTCAGTATATATGTGGTATACTATGTGCTTACTCAATGCCCCCCAAGAGTCTTGGTCTTTGCTAAACTCAGCTAAGGTAAGTGGTAACTCAAGGCTACCGAATAGTTTACTTGTTACTTGTATCATAATGTATTAGATTAAATGTTTATAGATAGTGTAAAGATAGTTCGTACTTTGTCTAATTCCTAATTATATTATCAAAGTTATTAACAATTGAGCAGTGAAGAGGGGCGAATCTCTTCTCGGTACGCACTACCACTGCTTGTTGGGTTAGTAATATGCCTCGCACCTATCAGTATTTGGATTGCCGTATACGTTGGCTGACTTGGTTGCCGAGCAAGAGACTAGGCAAAGGATAAGGTAGAATGCTACTGCCCATATTGCGAGGGTCGTTATGCAGTACCTGAAAGATCTTGTATTTTGATTCATTGTACTATGTCTTGGTAGAAGATGGTTTGTCCATCCTCACTTATGTATTCTGCGTCTATTAAGGCTTTCGCAGTTCTGCCGTAGTGACCCTGAAGAGACCAAGCCATTCCTGACTTGATTAACTCCGCAAATAGCTGAAGGATACCAGCTTCGTCGATGTTGCCCTCTTCATAGGCTATTATTCTGTCCATTAATTCCATATTGTTATCTTTCATCTCTGTTCATTTCGCCCCAATACTCTCGGTGGCATTCTATTGAGCAAGGTTGACCCTCAACCTCTACTTCTGTGTCTCCACAATTGACGCACGTGTGTGCTACGTTATTAAACTCGCAATGTTCCTTGCAGTCAGGACAAGTATCGCGTAGGATATCCTCCTCGCTAGAGGAGACTCCACAGCAGTCGCTAAATTTCTCTTCCATACTGATTAAACTTTGTAAATACAACATACCGCAGAGTTATCCCACTCAGCATAAGACTCAGCGTCATATAAGACCTGAGCAAGTTTCTCACTCGGGCATCCGTGATTGGCATAGTAGTCTATATGCATCTCTGTCTCCTCCGTAATGCCCTCGGTCCAAATCCACAAAGCGGGTCTGTCTCCGTGCTCGAAGTCGTACCCGTAGTTCTTCTGGACTGCGATATTCATTCGGTCTAACTTCTTAAATAACTTCTCCACTTCGCGGAGCGTGTATTGTCCTAAATTATCTGTCATTGTATTATGTATTAGTGAATATTAATTGGTACACGTAGGGGAGTCGAACCCCATTGCTATTCTCTATGCGTAAAGAGTAACAATCCATCTGCGAACCACCACAGATTACGTGTATGTGTTTTATTTGATTTTAATTTGTTCTATTACGATTCTGATGTACTCTCCTGAAGACTCATTGCAGTAGTACAATTCATCTGCTTCGTCGGTTAGTATCTCAACCTCGTCTGAAGAGTCTTCGACCTCCATCATTAGCTTAAGAAAGAACGCTCTCGCGTCAGCCTCTGAGAAAAATAGATCGGTCTCACAATCGCCAAGTAGATGGCTTAGGTGGTGTACTGCGTATACTGATTTGTATTTCATTTTAATAGGTTTTTGATTTTAGTTATAGTTTCCATTCTTTCTGAGTAAGCAAGTATGGTCTTTCTAAGGTGTTCGATTAATGCTTCTTGCTTTTCGATTTGCTTCTCCAAACCTCTTGTGTATTCGAATTTCTCTTGTGTAGTCATCATTTTAAATTTAATTTGTTCGAGTGTTCTTCTGCCTCTGTTCGTGTGTCAAAGCCTTTGCTGAAGCAAGGCGACATTCCGAAAGGCCCTAAATCTATAATGTCTACGAGGACAGAGTACTTGCCCTTTCTGTGTTCTATGTATCCTAAATTCATATTGTATTAGATTAGTGAATAATAATTAGAGCGGAGAGACGAGGCGAATCATCTCGAGGTACGCACTACCTCCGCTTGTAGGTCTAACCAAAGATGGCAGATGGCTCTTTTGATTTAAGGACCATCATCTTCTTCACCCATTCAAACCATAGGAGAGTAGCGTCTGCGTTAGCAAGAGCCCCTTTGTATAGTACCTCTCTTTCTCTTTGGCTGGACAACTCTTCCATACACTCGCTACACTCTTCGATGTCAGCGTCGAGTCCGCGTAGCTGATAAATCATCTTATCGTTGTAGTCGTATCCTCCAAACTCTTCGTAGATGGCGTGACACTTTCTATGTATACTATAAAGTTTTTTCATAGTGATAGGGTGTTAAGGATGTCCATAGCTTTGCCCATCGCGTAGCTTCTGCGCTGGACCATCGTACCTGCAATCTGTGGTGCAGGTAGTTCGATTTGTCTCAGTTCTGATGTCTGAGGACTATAACCTAAAGGGTGGCTTTCACCCATTAAAATCTCAAGGGTGTAGTAGTCCTCTCTGCGCTGGATAGCATCAGCTATCGCGGTTGTGTGTTCAATCTTGTCTTGTAATGTCATAGGTATTAGATTAGTGAATAAAATTTGTAACATACGTCTCACGACGTTTCGACCATTCAGGTCTCATCAGTGTTACTTGGTTTGTACTGCCTCGCTATAAGGCTTCATCAGGGTGTCTATGGTCCTTTCTGCTTGGATAACATAGTTATGGAGATACTTTTCCGTAATCTCTAACTTATCTCTTAGGTCTTTCACTTCTCTCATTGAAAGGTTGAGAGCATCTTGTAAGCCTTGAATTGTAATTAAATCGTTCATTGTATTGGGTATTAGTGAATAATAATTAGAGCGGAGAACGGGAGCGAATCCGTTCGAGTCACGCACTGACTCCGCTTGTTGGTTAACCTATCTCTATCGTCCTCTCTTCGATGGCCTCTTGCATCTGGTCCTCCCAATCATCGCCAAGCATACGTTCATACTCCTCCTCACGAGTAACGTGTGCCCAATTGGTACGGATGTTGTACTGACCTGATGCGACTATTTTGTCATCACTTCCAAAGTGTATGTCTATGTGTACATTATCGATGTCAATCATTCTCGTTCTTACTACTCTAAAATTGTTCATTGTATTGTGTATTAGTGAATAAAATTTGTAACAGACGCTTCTCAGCGTTTCGACTATTGAAGTCTCGTCAGTGTTACTCAGTGATTGTTAAGGTGTCAAGTTCGTTCTCAAGGTCTTGAATTTTCATCTGAATAGTAGCAACCTTAAGCGCTTTCCTTAGCTCTCTGTTCTCCTCAGTAGTTGATAGCTCCGCATCAATAATGCAAGATATCATCTCGTGGAAAAGTTCTTGGTAATATGGTCTTCCTTTTGCGTCTACCTTGTAGCACACGTCAATTCGGTCTAGATGCAGTTTGTAGTTTAGTTCTTCGGATTTGTTCATGGTGTTGTGTATTGATGAATAAATGTAACAGACGTCTCTCGACGTTTCGTCCAGTAAGGACTCGTCAGTGTTACTCAGTATAATTCTGATTTGGTTATTTGGTCTTGCTCACGCTTTGGTAGCTCATCCATATAGCACAAGTACTTGTCGTATGAATCCTCGCACTTCTTGTTGATGCGTCTCCAAGCAGTATCCTCGTCAGGATAACCTTCTAAGCTATCCTCGATTAGGTCTCGCTCTGCATTGAATGTGTTGTGCTTCTCTAACCATTGCGTAGCCTTGTTGACATTGCTCTGGTGCATCTTGTTGTGGGCAGTTATAGTCATTGTGTTGTGTATTAATCTGTGATGAATGAAATAATGAATGCGATTATTGTGAAGATGGTAGTGATGAGTAGTAGTATAGGCATGGTGTATATGATTTGTTTAACGTTTGTGCAAATATAGTTCACAGAATGGGTATTGATGCTATGAGTGCAAGAAACTTTCGAAAATAGTTTATTCAATGTGCGTAGAATGAGCATAGATAGGGGATACAGAGAGATGTCTTACCTGAAAGTATTTTGTGAGGTGAGGGGTCGGGGAGGTGTTAAGGAGAGGTTGTGTACACCTTCCTCCCTTGTTTACCCCCTTCAGGGGGCGGGATACGGGGCGTGAGACCTATACCATTACTACTGCACTTAATGCTCGGGGATGCGTGAGACGTAGCGTACATAGGGCGCACAGACAGAGACCATAGACAGAGGGCGCGAGGCTATGCGGAATCCTGAAACAATCCACAAGAAATTCTGAAACCGAAGACCCCCATCGGAATCAACATCGACTTTCATATGAGGCACACAGCCTGTCACATCACCTAGAACCCTCAACTTCCAGATATCTCGTAAAAAAATTTTCACTATCTTTGCTACATGATACATAAGAACTACACACCAGGCTTGACTGTCCAAGACGGTCGCCTCATAAACAACAGACCTGATGGAGAGACGGGCATTGCTATGGCTGCTCGTGTCCGTAAGAACCGCAAGCACCAGTACAAGGTTGAGTGCATTGCTGAGGGCATCCAGTTAGCTGAGATGCGTAAGCCTTTATGATCAAGGACCTGGACGCTCCTCTGTTCTTAGATCAGAAGAAGTTAAAGGAGCAGGACGACAAGATCTTATCTGGGGAGACTGTATGTAGCACTGAGTCTCCTGAGGACTGTGAGTCTTGTTCGGGATGAGCGGTAAGTCCTACGATGTAAGCTCTAATTCTTCTAGCACGATTAAGGGCAAGAGGAAGAAGGTTACCCAAACTAATAAGGTTACGAACACATCTACTGGGGAGACTACTGTTAACGAGTCTTCTCAAACTGACCGTGGTGGTAAGTCTAAGACTAAGAATGTATTCAAGGTTTTTGATTCTAACGGAAACTTATTAGTCAAACAGAAGGACAAAGTAAGAAGAAGTGGCAAGACTAAGACTAAGTTAAGGGTAACAAGAAGGGGAAGAAGGGCTGGATATTAGTTTATTATGTCGATAACTGTCATTTCTATGTCGTTTTTATGTCGATTTTATTTAGTCTAAAGATATAGTAATAAGATAGTTAAGGGAAATTATGTCGAAATGTCGATTTGTTCCCACTTTTGTAGGATTTTTTTTACACTCTCCACAATAGTTTTATATATATATATATAGGGGGAGTTATTTTCGACATTCTGTCATAGTAGTATTTAGGTTTAGTGTTGTACCTTTGGGTGAAATTAAATTAAATCTACATGAGTGAGTTAGGATACATCCCAAAGGAACTGTGCTTCGACGACGAGGCCCGCACAAAACTTATTAACGGTATCACTACGCTATCCAAGGCAGTGAAGAGTACGTTAGGTCCTCGTGGCCAGACTGTTCTTATAGAGTCTACGGACCATTTACAGGGTATGACTGTCACAAAGGACGGCGTCACTGTAGCTCGGAGTATAGACCTCAACGACGCGGTAGAGAACTTAGCGGTTCGCATGATGAAGCAGGCCTCGGAGAAGACTGCTAGTGTAGCGGGGGACGGGACTACTACGGCGATCGTATTAACGGAGGCGTTAGTCAAGGCTGGGATGAAGTACATCTCTCCTGATCATAACAAGACGGAGGTGATTCGATTTATCCAGGACCTTAGTGAGCAGGTGATTGCTCGTCTAGAGAAGAAGTCCAAGAAGATTACTAAGTCTCGTCTTTTAGACGTTGCTACTATCTCTGCCAATAATGACAAGGAGCTAGGGAAGATTATAGCCTCTGCATATAACGAGGTCGGGTCAGACGGTATTGTTACTGTCGAGCGTTCCCAAACGGACAAGACGTATGCTGAGGTCACGACGGGTATCCGCATGGACCGTGGGTACTCGTCCAATCTTTTCATCAACAACCACAAGAAGGATGAGTGTGTCTTAGAGGATGTGCGTGTTCTGGTGTGTGACCACGAGGTTAACAACGTACTCCAGATCCAGACGGTGCTCGAGCCTATTATCAAGGGAGGGCTGAAGCTTCTGCTTATTGCTCCGTGTAGTGGGAACGTAGTGAACACTTTAGCGGCCAACGTTGCGCGTAATGGGTTACAGCTGTGTGCTGTCCCCCCGCCGAGTTTTGGGTTCCGCCAGCATGAGCTCATGCAAGACATCGCCCTTGCGGTAGGTGCAAAATATTTCAGTGAGAAGACGGGAGACGATCTCTCCCTTATAAACCTTGGGGACCTCGGTCACGCGGACAAGGCTATAGTGGGGAAGGAGAGTGCGGTACTTATCAAGAGCAACCAGGTCACGGATGAGATCTCTACTCGGATCGAGCAGCTCAAGGAGCAGCAGTCTAGTACTAAGAACAAGGGGGAGCGTGACTTTATCAACTCCCGTATAGCGAGTTTAGCTGGCGGTATAGGGTGTATATATGTTGGGGGAGTCTCGGACATAGAGCAGAAGGAGAAGTTCGACAGGGTGGACGATGCGGTCTGCGCGGTGCGCTCGGCCCTTCAGGAGGGTATCCTTCCAGGTGGGGGCCTCGCGTTATATAACGAGGGCATGGCCTTAGGGGATTCACCTATCAGTGGGAAGAATAAGGATGCGGCTACCGCTATCCTACAACATACTCTCTCGGCTCCTGCGGTACAGATCTTAGAGAACGCGGGCAAGCCTTCGTCCCTTCTCCATAACGCGAAGAACGATAGCTGGGGGTACGACGTCAAGAACGAGTGTGCTGGGGATATGTACGAGATGGGGATTATAGATCCATTGAAAGTAACTAAGCACGCCCTCCGCAACGCGGTGAGTGTAGCGACTACTATCTTAAGTACTAACGCAATTGTAACACACGCACGAGCATGAAGCCAGTAGGAAAATATATTTTAATTAAAGCTATCGAGGAGGAGATAAAGACTAAGTCAGGACTTATCCTTTCTAACGAGGACGCCAATTCTTTTAGGTATAAAAAAGGAGAGGTAGTCCAGACAGGCGATGGGGTCCAGGAAATAAAGTCCAAGGACAGCATATACTACGACAGACATGCGGGACACTCTATGCTTATTCATAACGAGTCATATACTATAATTACAGAGCGCGACGTCGTCGTTGTCTTATAAATTTATTCATCTCCCGTACTGCGTTCCTATATATTTTTCTCATATAGGTCACGTCTGTTTTGAATAGCGGATTCCCTATCTGGGTTTCCGCTATCTCTTGTCCGTTAAGTTTTCTGTATATAGTATTTACTACGGCCCTCCCCTTGTGAGAGATATCGTACAGTGCGGCCTGTCCCCTTCTTCCTTCTCTCCACGTCTGTATCCACCCCTCCCGTAGTAGCCTCTGAAACCTATTCTTATCCCAGCTCATCATCTGCTCGTACTCTTTAAAGTTTTCCTTTTTAAATACCTGCTCGCTGTGTAGGAAGTATAACATCTCTAGGTCTGCGGTCCCGAGTCCGTACTGTGCCTTGGCCCACCCCCTCACTACTCGGTAATATTTTAGGTAGTCGTTATTAGGTTCTATTCGATTATAGTTCTGGCGGACTATCCCTTCTCTTTCTTTTCTCATAAATAATAGTTTATCTTTGTACAAAGATATCCCAAATGCGATCTATATTCTTACTTATACTATATCTTCTGTTATCTGTCTCGCTCTTATCTCAGTGCAACCAACATGTCTTTACTTCTGTTGGAGCGGAAAAGTGGACAAGCTTTCAATATCAAGACTGTGATGGAGGCGCTCATTACTTTGGGTTACCTACTGGGGGTTATAGTATTATACTTTGTGCTGACATAGGTACTACTTTTGTTCTGAACGGGGATGGGTTTGTATACCCTTTACTTACAGAACACCCATCTTATCCGTCTTGTCTTCTCCCGTCTTGTGTAGGGGACTTCAATGAGGACGGTTTTGTGGATGTAAACGATTTATTAACTTTTTTATCTAACTACGGGACATGCTCGGAATAGCAACACGTATAGCGATAGATTCAGGGACAACTAGTGGCGGCGGGGGCGACCCTGGAGGCGGCGGAGACGGACCTCAGGGATTCCGCTCTACTTGGGAGACTTCTAATGTTTCTACTGGCAGCTCGGCTGCGGATAATATTACCCTTCCTCTAAAATCTTATGGTACATACGACTTTGTTGTCACTTGGGGGGATGGTACTTCAGAAACTATTACGTCTGCTTCTCAGGCGAAGCATACGTATGATGCGGCGGGTCAGTACGATATAACAATATTTGGAGTTATTAAGGTCTGGGCCTTTAGTAATACAGGGGATAAGCTAAAGATACTCAACGTCTCTAACTGGGGGACCTTTACTACAGGGTTTGCTTCGGGTTGGTTCCAGGGGTGTACAAACTTAGATTGTACCGCTACAGATACGTTAACTCAGGAATCGACAAATATGAACTCTGCCTTCTACAATTGTACTTCTTTGTCTACTATAAATACCTCCGACTGGGATATGAGTATAGTAACCACCATGAACTCTACCTTCTCCAGTTGTACTTCTTTGTCTACTATAGATACCTCCGACTGGGATATGAGTATAGTAACCACCATGGTCAGCGCTTTCCGTACCTGCTCTAGCCTCACTACCGTGGACGCCTCTGCTTGGGACGTCTCTAATTTGAGTGCTGCAGGATTTATGTTCAGTAACTCTGGCCTCACGTCTATAGATGTGTCTAACTGGACTCTGAGCAGCATGATTAATATGGAGTCCTGCTTTAACGGCTGCGTAAGTTTAGGGAATATAGATGTGAGTGGGTGGCGCTTTACAAATCCTGTTGTTAATAAAAATTTAAGCAGTCTCTTTAAGAACTGTTCTTCCTTTACAACTCTAGACGTATCTGACTGGGATGTTAGTGGGGTAAAAAGAATGAGGTCTCTATTCCAGAGTTGTGAACAGTTAACAGAAATAGATACGGCCCTTTGGGATATGTCTACAGTAATTGATGTTGGTAATATGTTTGGGTACTGTACCGTTTTGACAAGCCTAAAGGTGGAGGCATGGGACGTGCGTGAGGTAATTTCTTTAGATGGTTTTGTCAGATCGTGTACTACTATAACTACGGCCCCTTGTTCTCTGTGGCAAACAGACAGCCTAGAAGATGCTCATGAAGCTTTTTCAAGTTGTGCAAACTTGGTGAGTGCCGATGTTGCGGGATGGGATATGTCTACAGTAACTGATGTTGGTTCAATGTTTTATAATTGTACTTCTCTTACTACTATAGACACGGCCCTTTGGAGTACTCCTCTTTTAGGGTTGGCAGATCTAATGTTTAATGGTTGTAATTCTCTTACTACGTTAGACGTCTCGGGTTGGGATATGTCTAGCTGTACTACTATAGATTCTATGTTTTCTCAGTGTTATGACTTGACTGTATTAGACGTATCTACTTGGGGTGTCTCCACGAGTATGCTTGACACGTCAGCCGCGTTTAATGATTGCAATTCTCTTACTACTATAGATGTTTCTTCTTGGGTTATGACTAATGTAACCGATATCACCCGTATGTTTAGAAACTGCACCTCCCTTACCTCTCTCGGAGCTACGGGGGCTACAAACTGGAACACCTCCTCTTTAGTAGGTATGGATTACGTCTTTCAATCCTGTAGTGTGTTAACTACTATAGATGTCTCGGGATGGGACGTGTCGAGCGTAACGAGCATGATAGATTCGTTTGCTTCCTGTGGAGACCTTATCTCCTTGAATGTATCTAATTGGAATACGGGTCTCGTTACTAGTCTGCTTAGAACCTTTCAAAATTGTTATGATCTCTCCCTGTTAGATGTCTCAAGTTGGAATGTTTCAAATGTAACGGATATGCGACAAACGTTTCAGTATGTAGGTAATGTTGGTACGTTAAGCGTCTTAGATGTTTCGAATTGGAACACCTCTTCTTTATTACTGTGCAGATCTACGTTTATCGGATTAAAAATAGCTACTATAGATGTTACCAACTGGGACGTTGATGATGTTACAGATATGCAATCTATGTTCTATAGATCAGAGATCACCTCTATTGACTTGTCTAATTGGAATACCTCCAACGTTACGGATATGAAGTGGTTTTTCGGTGAGTGCTATTATCTAACGAGTGTAACGTGGCCTGCTTCTGGGTCGTTAGATACTTCTAGTGCAACAGACTTGAGCGATTTTTTCTTATCCACTACGGTTTTACCATCTTCTGTATATGCTAGTATGAGGTACTGGGATATTACTCAGGCTACGGGAACAGGAGCTCTAAGTGGAATTTTAACTAGCACGGTAAACACCCTTACTGGAGGGGAGTACAATCAGATTCTTGCAACGTGGAACGCGGCTAACACCTCTAATATGTCTGCGGACTTTGCTTTGGCGATAGCTGCAAAAGGAGGCCTCACCTCAAGGAACGCTATGATAAGTAGGGGGTGGATTATAACAGATGATACGCCATGAGGATAAAACTCTTTCTTTTCTTTTCTCTTTTTTCTAGCGCACTTTTCTCTCAGTGCGATGTGGGTATAAGCAGTTGGGATGCTATTACTGGGGATATAGTTATCGAGGCTCTCAACAGTGAGAACTGTGGGTGTAATGAGTTTACCGTTGAAGGGAGCTCTTGTGAGGCTAGCGGGAGCCCTCATGTTGCGAACAACACAACAGTATCACATATAGTTTTAGGGCTGCACTCTCCTGGCTTAGATTACAATTGGATGGATTGCTTAACTGGAGTCAATCACCCAGGCTGGACGTTTAAGGTGTTTACCCTATTTGGGAATCAGGTACTAGAAAGTGGTGACACGTGGAGTGCTAATGTGTATGATTATAATAGCTCTACTAACGACTGTTGGGCTGATATGCTATCCAACGATACGCTATGCACTGAGGTCGTTGTATGGCAGATTAACTTATCACAAACCTCTACCACATCTATAGGAGGTTGGGCCGTAAACCCTAACGTTGCGGCTCAGACTCAGAACTATCCTGACGTAGATCTTTCCAACAATTTAGCCCTCAACTGTGCTCTTCCTGCGTGTGACACCGTGTATGTAGATGTTGTTGAATATCTTACTGATACTATAATAGAATACGTAGATGTTGAGTGGGTAACTACGGACACTCTTTGGTTAACGGATTATATATATCTACCTGGGGACACCGTTGTTCTGTTAGACACTGTCGAGATAGTAGAGTATATGTATGAAGTGGACACGTTAATAGAATATGTCCAATTACCGCCAGATACTGTACAGGTAATAGAGCTTCAGTACATTTATTTAACCGATACTATGTACGTCGAGACGGTAGTGTATGAGAATATATACGTCTACAATACAGACACGATAACCGAGTTTGTTGCTGAGTCTATATATATAGATTGTGAAACGGGGGAAACTTGCAACCAAGACTTCCCTTGTAGTGAGACTTCCATCTTTGCCCCAAATGTTGTAACCCCAAACGATGATGGGTGGAATGATACATGGGGTGTGTTTGCGGACGGCGCTTGTTGGGATCAATGGGAAACCCGTATATACAATAGATGGGGGGAGGTTGTTTGGATTAGTGCCTCTAACTTAGACGAGTGGGACGCAAACGTTGCGGCAGGAGTGTACGTATATACTATAACAGCTCACAGCTCTATGAACGCAGGCGTGTTCGAGTTCAATGGAACAATTACTGTGTTATATTAATTTTGCTATTTTTGTCTTATGGCTATCAAGAAATTTAAAATACATAACATGTATAGTAAGGCGGGAATTAAAAAAGTCGCCTCTACCCTTAAGCAGCACTTGTCTTTAAAAAAGAAAGGGTATACTCACAAGAAGTAATGGCAACTCCCAGGAAAGGAAAAGCTAAAGTAAAAATTACCGCAAGCGGCAAGAAGGTTAGCTATGGTCAAGCGGGCAAAGCTAAAGGTGGTGGTCCAAGAGTAAAGCCTGGTACGTCAAAGGGGGATGCTTATTGTGCAAGAAGCTATGGGATAAAAATGGGGTTGCCTATAGGTAAGAGAAACAATCCTAACAGCCCAAACAATTTATCTCGCAAGAGGTGGAAGTGTGTTGGGAAAAAATCTAAAAGGTAATTTCCCTGTTTTTGTCCAAAAAAATATAGTTGTACATTTGTAATATGCCAAACAAAAAAACAAGACTCGCAAATCGGGCGGCAAGGGCTCATGCTAGAGCGCTTAAGCGTGGGGATACCCAAGTAGGGACTCGAAGAGTTCTCAACTACTCTAACCCTCGTGACTTAGGGGGGGGGGTTTCTACGGTGCCTGTGTATAAGAGGGAGAAAAAGATCCTTAAAAAGATATCAAATTTAAAGCCCAAGACTCCTAAGGTTAAAAAGCCGAAGGTTTGGGATCCTAATAAGCGCAAGAAGCCGCCGAAGAATAGGAATAAGAAAACCAAGGCAGAGAAGGCGAGTTGTAATTTCACCAAGAAAAGAAACAACCAGCGTCAAAGACGTCGAGATCCTTCTTGTAAATAATACTTATATTTGTAAAATGAAAAGAAATTTAGCAACACCATTAGCCCCTACATATGGGGACCCTGTAAAAAAGAAAGAGAGACAAAAGGATAGAGCGTCCAATAAAAAAGCCCGTCAGGAAAAGAGAGCGTTTAATAAACAAGGGAGGCAAATAAAGAGGGAAGTAAAGAAAGAGATCAGGCAGGAAAATAGAACGGAAAGAAAAGAGAATAGGTTAGGAAAGAAAATGATGAAATCAGTAAATAAAGAACTATGATAGATTTTATATTAAATAACTGGGGAGCTCTCCTCGTTGCTGTAATGGCGCTAGCAAAGGTAATTGTAAACTTAACGCCTTCGGAGGCTGACAATAAAGTATTTGGATGGATAGATGTTCTAATCAATGCAATAATCACAGACCGCAGAAAGAAATGATTTCTCAGGGACTCGGAGATACTATCGAAAAGATAACTACTGCTACAGGTATTAAGGCTGTGGTGGAAAAAATCTCTGAGGTAACTAAGAAGCCGTGTAATTGTGGTAAAAGACGTGAGGCCTTAAACAAGGCTGTCCCCTATAATAAATAAAAATGGCATATCAAAAACTACAGGTCAGCAGCGCTTTAGACGTTATCCCTTCGAATACTGTGGATATACCAAACCCTACTTCTGCGCTAACTATAATGCAGGAGACTAAGACTGCCGAGGGGGCGGCGGGAACTAGTCTTCTTGGTATCTCAGTTATCATAGACTTTAGCACTACTCCTTTTATTAACGTAGAGGTGGGAGACAAACTTACAAACTTAACGACTTTGGAAACTGCTATTGTTACTATAGCTCCTGTCGCTCCTTATAATGGATTATTTATAGATAAAGATATAATGCCTACCTCTCCAGGGTCAGCCCCTTATAAGATATGCTCTCCTACTCTACTTAAAGTTTCGTCAGGAGACTTTTCTGTAGCGGGGACATTAACGCTGCCTGTCTGTTCTTTAGCTACTACTGCGGGAATCCTTCCTGGAGCTATAGTATATAATACTGGAGGTTCTGTAGCGTACACTATCACATCGGTAGTTTCTGCTACGGAGCTCGCTATCTCTCCCGTCACTGCAGCGGGCGCAACAGACGCCTTTCAGATATATAACGAAGCTACAGATGCTGCCGTGCTATACTCAGGCGGAGCCGCTCAAAATATTAAATTAACAATGGCCTCAAATACTGTAGATACATTTAAAGGTGTTCCTACAGGAGCTTATTTGCCACTTCAGGTAAAGCGTGTATGGGGAACGAGCTCTGCTCCAACAGATATAATAGCTCTCTGGTAGCAAAAAAAATAAATAATATGGCATATCAAAAATTACAAGCAAGTTCCTCTTTCGCCCCTATCCCCTCGGATACGGTAGACATCCCTAACCCTACTACTTTTGTTACTAGCGGGACTACTTCTGGTACTCTTGCTGATAACCTAGTCGACGACACCAAAGACTTTCTGGCTTTAGGGGTTTTGTCAGGAGCTATTGTATATAACACAACGGCGAGTAGTGAGGACGCGGCATACGTGACAGCGTTTGCTACCACTACAAACCCTAACGACACCTTGGTGTTAAGTAAGGATGTAATAACCACAGGCCAGACTTTTGCTATATATAACGAAGCGACGAAGGGTGCGGTGTTATATGCAGGTCATTCTACGGCAGCTAATATTACGGTAACGATGGCAGGGGGGAGCAAGAGCGTATTTAAGCTAGTCCCAGCGGGAGCCTTTCTCCCTATTCAGGTTACGCGCTTATGGTCGGGTTCTACGTACTTGGATATAATCGCTCTCTGGTAGCGCAAAATGGATATCTCTATCTCAATATGCTTATAGATAGTCTAGTAGACATGTAGATTTTTTATAATTTGTCTAAGTTTTTTTTACATAACCTTTCCTTATCTTTGTACTATGTGGAATTGTAATTGTTCAGACCCAGAGTTGTACTTTGAATATATATATGTAAGATGAATATTGGATTAGTGGAGTTGGTTTTAACGGTGGCCGTTTTGTTAGCTACGATATTGGGGTTTTGGGTTAACCTTAATAATGATGTTACTAAAATAAAGGCTCGCATGTATCATCTCGAGGATTCGGATGCGGAGCTTAAAGTTATCTTAGCCGATATCTCTACTCGATTGCATCATATAGAAATTCTTTTAGCAGCTAATAAAATAAAAGATTAATGCGCCTAAGCAAAAACTTTACCCTAAGCGAGTTCACGAGGAGTGCGACCGCGTCTCGCAAGGGGATAGATAACACTCCTTCCGATAAGGATATAGTTAACTTGCAGTACTTAGTCTCTAAAATTTTACAGCCTATGCGTAATGCTTTAGGGCCAATACGTATAACCTCGGGGTATCGGTCTCCTGCGTTAAATAGGGCAATAGGCGGAAGTACTAAGTCTCAGCACTGCAAAGGACAGGCCGCAGACATACAGATATATAAAGGAGGGGTAATGAACAACAGCCGTATGTACGACTATGTGCTGACACAGGGGGTTGAGTTTGATCAGATGATAAATGAGTTTGATTTTTCTTGGATACATATCTCCCTAAAAAAAGAAGGTAATAGAAAAAATGTTTTAGAGGCGTATAAGGACTCGGAGGGGGATACAGCCTATACTTACGTAGCCCCTAACCCAGTACTGTGAATAAGGTTATGTCTCTTCTTCAGAGTTTGGACTTTACAGCGATGTTCAAAGATAAAAAATTTGGTGACGGTAGGCGTTGGTCGGTAAAGCGGACGGTAGGGGGCGTCATTGTCACGTATGCCTTAACTGCAATGGATGGGGACATCACATGGGAGGGGGTGGTTTTATGTGCCTTAGGTATATTGCCATTGTGCTTATCTATGTTTGAGGTACGTGAGGTAAAGTAAATGGTTTATATTTGTAGAAATTAAATTTATCTACTATGTCTAAGCAATTAAATAAAGAAGAGTTAGAGACTCTTCAGAAACTAAACGCAGAGTTTCACGAACTAAAAGGTAAGATCGGAGAACTGGAGATACAGAAGCATGCTTTGTGTCTAAAGGTTGATACTATCAAAGACGCCTTTACTGGATTAGAGGGGGGTTTTATAAAAAAGTATGGTGAAGATTCCGTAATAGATATACAGACGGGAGAAGTAAAGGAGAAGTAATGCTTATCCGTAAGATCTCTATCGGGGGCGATTACAAGTCTAATGCTATGCACTATTTAATAGGGCAGGAGGTGCTAGGCGGGTCCTATAACATACATCTTATTCAGCAGGATTTAGAGTCAGATTCATTTAAGGTGTGGGTTGAAAGAGAAGATGAGGTCCTGTTATGGAAAGAGTTTAAGTCTTCAATGCCTATATCTTTAGAGTATAATATAAACTTCTAATGAGATCACCATATTTTTTCTTAGTTAGACCCAAGAACTCTAGGCGATACGACAACGTAAAGACTATAGGAGACGTGGATTTTATAACAAGCTCTTCTACGGAGGACCATACCGTGTCAAATAGGTTTGGTATAGTCGCCGCCCTGCCTCTTGCGTATGCGGGGGCGGTTAAGGTGGGTGACACCTTACTCGTGCATCACAATGTCTTTAAGTTCTATTATGATATGAGGGGGAGAGAGAAGAGTGGTCAAAGCTTCTTTAAAGATGACTTGTTTTTTATAGATGACGATCAGTTCTTCTTATATAAAAGAGGAGACAAGTGGCGCTCTCATGGGAAGTACTGTTTTATTAAGCCAGTTTCCCCAGAAGAGTCCGTGATTTTAAAGCCTCTAGAGGAGGAGCCGCTAGTGGGCGTGGTGAGATATATAAACCAGGAGCTATTAGATTTAGGGGTAAAGGAGGGCGATAGAGTTTCTTTTCAGCCTGAAAGCGAGTATCCTTTTGAGGTAGAGGGGGAGAAGCTTTACCGAATGTTTACTAAAAACATAACCCTTATCTTATGATATATAAAATTAAAAATTAAATTATGGGAGTACAGAAAAATATTGCGCTGCTAAAGATGAAAAATGATGCGGTAACAGATAACCTAAAGAAGTTAATACTGGAGGAGCAAAAAACAAGAGAGCTTGCGATAGGGAGCTTAGAGGTTTTAAAACTTATGCCAGGATATAGCGAGGCAATAGAAAAGCTAGAAGAAAGATCTAAAGAAAAAGATGAACGTCAGGGAGCTTAAGCTAAGTATTATAGAGGCGGGGGAAAAGGCCGTAAAGCAATTAGTAAAGGTTGCTAAAGAAGAAATTATAAAGCTCGAGGCAGAAGACCCTTTGGCTGCGGATAAATTAAAGAACGCGGCGGCAACTAAGAAGCTAGCTATCTTTGATGCTTTCGAGATATTAAAAAGAATAGAGGAGGAGAAGGAGCTGTTAGAAGGAAACGTATTAGAAAAGAAAACAAACACCCCAAAGGGATTTGCAGAGTCAAGATCTAAATAGTTTATATACTGTAGTTGAAGACTACGTCCCTAAGAATATAGTGTCCAATAAAAACAGGGCGCACACTTGGGCGTATGGGTATAACGAGAAGTATGACTTGGTTATTATCTCACGCGATGGCACCTTAGGGGAGGTGTATAACATCAACGGTCTTTTTGTAGGGCTGCCTAAGGCACCTAGTAAAATAAAGACTCGTGATAAAAAAAGAGAGAATCAGTACTGGGAAGCAACAGACCTACCTAAGGCCTTGTCTCGACTGTCTTCTATTTTCCAATGGCATGACGCCCCCGCTGCTTTTAAGGCTGAGTGGGTAGATTATATCGAAGAGGAGTTTGATAAGAGAGAGCACGGGGACTGGTTTATGAACAACGGGACTCCCGTGTACCTAACTGGTACACACTATATGTACCTTCAGTGGACAAAGATTGATGTGGGTCGTCCAGACTTTAGGGAGGCTAACCGAATCTTCTATATTTTTTGGGAAGCGTGTAAGGTTGATAAAAGAAGTTTTGGTATGTGCTATCTTAAGATACGTCGTTCAGGGTTTTCTTTTATGAGTTCTTGCGAGGGCGTTAACCAGGCTACTATCAGCCGTGACGCAAGGGTAGGGATACTATCTAAGACGGGTAGTGACGCAAAGAAGATGTTTACGGATAAGGTTGTGCCTATCTCTAATAACTATCCCTTCTTCTTTAAGCCTATACAAGATGGTATGGATAAGCCTAAGACGGAGTTGGCGTACAGGGTCCCTGCATCTAAGATAACAAAAAAGAATATGTACACCCTTGAAGACTCAGGGCTAGAAGGGTTGGATACGACTATAGACTGGAAGAATACTTCTGACAATAGCTATGACGGGGAGAAGCTAAAGCTGCTCCTTCATGATGAGAGTGGTAAGTGGGAGAAGCCTGAGAATATATTGAACAACTGGCGCGTTACAAAGACTTGTCTACGATTAGGAAGTAAAATTATTGGGAAGTGTATGATGGGGTCTACCTCAAACGCTTTAGATAAAGGTGGAAGAAACTTTAAGTCTCTCTTTGAGGACTCTAGTCCAGGGAAGAGGAATGCAAACGGTCAGACCAAGAGCGGGTTGTATAGCTTATTTGTCCCGATGGAGTGGAACTTTGAGGGCTATATAGATAAGCACGGGATGCCCGTCTTCCATACTCAAGCCTTTCCAGTAGAGGGTATTGATGGGGAGAAGATATATACTGGGGCTATAGACTACTGGAAGAATGAGGTAGAGTCTTTGTCCTCTGACCCAGACGCGCTTAATGAGTTCTATCGTCAGTTTCCGCGTACTGAGTCACATGCTTTTAGGGACGAGAGTAAGCAGGCCTTGTTTAATCTTACGAAAATTTATCAGCAAATAGATTACAACGACTCTTTAATAGAGGCGCATCATGTTACTCAGGGATCTTTCCATTGGCTAAACGGGCAGAAGGACACTAAGGTTGTTTGGTCCCCAGATAAGAGGGGTCGCTTCCGTATTTCTTGGATACCAAAAAAAGAACTGCAAAACTGTAAAATAAATAAGAACGGGAAATTCTATCCTGGCAATGAGCATATAGGATCTTTTGGGTGTGACTCGTATGACATATCTGGAGTGGTTGTAGGTAAGGGGTCCAACGGGTCCTTACATGGTCTAACAAAGTTTAGTATGGATGACGCTCCTTCAAATGCTTTCTTCTTAGAGTATATAGCTAGGCCACAGACGGCGGAGATATTTTTTGAGGAGGTCCTTATGGCCTGTGTATTTTATGGCATGCCTATCCTATGCGAGAACAATAAGCCACGTTTATTGTATCACTTTAAGAATAGGGGGTACCGAGGGTTCTGTATGAATAGACCCGATAAGCGCTTCAATAAGTTATCTAAGACAGAGAAAGAGTTAGGGGGTATACCTAATAGCTCGGAAGATATTAAGCAGGCTCATGCTTCGGCGATAGAGTCTTACATAGAAAAAAACATTGGTCTAGATCTTATGGGGGACTACCGAGATAAAGACGATATGGGTACGATGCCGTTTATAAGGACATTAGAGGACTGGGCAAAGTTTGAGATAAACAATAGAACTAAATATGACGCCTCAATAAGTTCGGGATTAGCTATAATGGCAAACCAAAAGCACGTATATTTACCCGTTCAAACGCAAACAAAAATAAGTGTTAACTTTGCAATGTATAATAACAAGTCTCGTTATAGCGAATTAATTACTAAATGAAAGAAGTTAAGGTAAACCTCAAGTCTGCTGTGTTCCCTGATCAGTTTGCTCCTGACGCCCAGAAAAAGACTCAAGAGTTTGGGCTTCAGGTGGGTCAAGCTATTCAGTACGAATGGTTTAGAAAGACTTCGGGCAGTGGTAATGGTAGGTTTTTTGATCAGGGGAATGACTACAATAGGCTACGTCTATATGCGAGGGGAGAGCAGTCTGTAGCTAAGTATAAGAACGAGTTGGCAGTTGATGGGGACCTATCTTATTTAAACTTAGATTGGACTCCTGTCCCTATTATCCCAAAGTTTGTGGACATTGTAGTGAACGGTATGTCAGACAGATTGTTTACTGTTAAGGCATATGCCGAGGATGGTATGTCAGCAGAGAAAAGGAATAAATTCCAGAACATGGTCGAGAAGACTATGGTCTCAAAAGACTTATTAAAACAAATACAGAAAGACTTTGATATTCAGACCTTCCAGATTGCGGAGGAGAGTGTCCCTGCAAATGATCAGGAGCTAGAGCTGTATATGCAAATGAATTACAAGCCGTCTATAGAGATAGCGGAGGAGACGGCGATCAACACTATGTTTGCAGAGAATCATTATGATGATACTCGTAGAAGGTGTGATTTAGATATAGCTACTTTAGGCATAGGAATATGCAAGCATACTTTCCAGGCGGGTGACGGAGTTAAGATAGACTACGTAGACCCTGCGAATGTAATACACAGCTATACGGAAGACCCTCATTTTAAAGACTGTTTTTATTGGGGAGAGATAAAGAACGTAGGAATAACAGAGGTGCTAAAGATAAACCCTGACCTTACTCAGGACGATCTGTCAGAGATCGCTAAGTATAGCCAGGCGTGGTACAACTATTATAATGGCGCGGTGTTTTATGAGAACAGTATGTTCTCTCGGGATACGTGTACTCTCTTATATTTTAATTACAAGACTACCAATAGCTTTGTGTATAAGAAGAAGAAGGTGGACGATGGGTCTTATAAGGTTGTAGAGAAGGATGATGAGTTTAATCCTCCTCAAGACATGATGGATGAAAACGATTTCGAGAGGGTGGAGAAACGTATTGATGTATGGTATGAGGGGGTAATGGTTATGGGAACAAACTTCTTGCTTAAGTGGGACATGATGGAGAACATGGTGCGACCTAACTCTGCCAATCAGTTTGCTATGGCTAACTATGTTGCTGTAGCTCCTCGTATGTATAAGGGGAATATAGAGTCTTTAGTTAGACGTATGATTCCTTTTGCTGATTTGATTCAGATCACGCATTTAAAAATGCAACAAGTTATTTCTCGGGTAGTACCAGACGGCGTCTTTATTGACGCGGATGGACTTAACGAGGTAGATTTAGGGACGGGCAACTCTTACGACCCTGCTGACGCTTTACGTTTGTACTTCCAGACGGGTAGTGTGGTTGGGCGAAGCTTTACTCAGGAGGGCGAATACAATAACGCTCGGGTTCCTATTCAGCAGTTAACGTCTAGCTCGGGCGCTAGTAAGCTTCAAATGCTCGTTAGCACATACAACCATTACTTAGACATGATAAGGTCTGTAACGGGCTTAAATGAAGCGAGAGACGGTAGTACTCCTGACGCTAACTCCTTGGTTGGGGTTCAGAAGTTAGCGGCACTAAACTCGAACACTGCTACACGACATATATTAGACGGTAGCCTGTTCCTTACAAGAACATTAGCTGAGGCTCTGTCATTACGTATCGCGGACATCTTAGAGTACTCAAACTTTAAGGATGAGTTTGCTATGCAGATAGGTAAGTACAGTGTGAATATTTTAGAAGAGATAAAGAACCTGTACATATATGACTTTGGAATATTTATAGAGATATCCCCCGATGAGGAGGATAAAGCTGTTCTAGAGCAGAATATACAGATGGCATTATCTCGTCAGGATATTAGCTTAGAGGACGCTCTAGATATAAGAGAGGTCAGGAACCTTAAGATGGCTAATCAGCTATTAAAATTAAAGAGGAAGCAGAAGCAGGCTCAGGAGCAGCAGGCCGCAGCTCAACAGCAGCAGATGCAGGCCCAGGTGAATATGCAGTCGCAACAGGCCGCATCTCAAGCCGCACAGCAGAAGATACAGGCAGAGACCCAGTCTAAGATGCAGATCAAACAGGCAGAGGTTTCTTTCGATATAGAGAGGATGAAGAACGAGGCGATGCTTAAGCAGGAGCTTATGCAGGTAGAGTTTAATCTACAGATGCAGCTTAAGGGCGCAGAGGTAGAGGGTCTTAAAAGTAGAGAGACCCAAAGAGAAGAGGCTAAGGCGGGGCGTATTAGTCAGATGAATACGCAACAGTCTAAGATGATCCAGCAAAAGAAAAACGATCTTCCTCCAATAAATTTCGAATCAAATGAAGACAGCCTAGACGGGTTTGACTTCGCAGAATTTAGTCCACGATAAAATTAAATAATATGGAAATTAAAGTAAGAGCTTTAGAAGATGGGCAAGAGAAGTCCGCAGCACAGGTAGAGGAAACACTCCTAGAAAAACATGAAGAGAAACTCCAAGCAGAAACACAAGGCGAAGAAACGCCTTCGGATGTACAGGAGGAGACTCCTAGTGAAGGTTCAGGGATAGATGACTCTTCGGTACTATCTTATATTAAGGAAAGATATGATAAAGACTTTTCTTCTGTAGAAGAAGTATTAGCTGCAAGAGGAAATAACGAAGAGCTACCTGAAGACGTGTCCGCGTACTTTAAATATAAGAAGGACACAGGGAGGGGTATGCAGGACTTTATGAAGCTTCAGCAGGACTTTGACACTATGGATAGTGATGAGCTGCTTAAGGGGTACTATACCGCTACCGAGGAGGGACTAGACGCAGAAGATATCGACGATATAATAGAGTCTAAGTTTTCCTTTGACGAAGACTTTGATGATGAGAAAGAAGTAAAGAAAATAAAAATAGCAAAAAAACGTGAACTTACAAAAGCTAAAAAGTTTTTCGAAGAACAACGCGAACAATATAAAACTCCCCTTGAGTCAAGTGGGGGTGGGTTGTCATCGCAAGATCAAGAATCACTCGAGGCATATAAAGGTTATATAAAAGAGTCCGCTTCCATAGGAGAGGCAAATCAAAAGAAGTATGATTGGTTTTTACAAAAGACTAACGAGGTTTTTTCTGACGAGTTCAAAGGTTTTGAGTTCAATGTTGGAGACCGCGATATTACTTACAAACCTGGAACAAGCGAAGAGCTGAAAAATGTCCAGTCTGATGTCAATAATTTCGTTAAGAAATTTACAGACAAGGACGGGATGATGTCAGATGCTTCGGGATACCATCGCGCTTTAGCGTTGGCTATGCAGCCAGAGAAATTTGCCAAGTATTTTTATGAGCAGGGTAGGGTAAATGCTGTAGACGATGTTACTAGAAAATCAAAGAACATCAATATGGATATTCGCCAGACTCCGCAAGTGACTAGCAAGGGTGGTAACACCATCCGAGCGGTAGGAGATACGAGCAGCGGAAAGGGACTCAAGATTAGAAGTATTAAAAATAATTAAAGAAAATCCTCCGAGCAAAGTAGGAGGTAAAAAGAAACAATGGCTTTAAATACACCAGGATTTGATCTCATCCCTTCAGCAGAACGGGTTGCAGTATCAACGAATTACATAACCGACTTCAATTTCTTGAATCAGTATCTTCCTGATACTTACGAGAAAGAGTTCGAGCGTTATGGAAACCGAACACTATCATCATTCCTTAGAATGGTAGGGGCAGAGATGCCTTCAAACTCTGACATGATTAAATGGGCAGAGCAAGGAAGACTACATATCAAGTATGTTGACTGTACAAATGATGGTACTCAAAACACCTCTACTACTGCAACGTATACAATCAATGACCAGCTTACTACAGCAGGAACTACTACTACAGGAGGAAGTGGGGCTGCGGCTTTAAGAAAAGGTCAGACGGTTATGATTACTGACAATGCTGGCACTGGACTAACTAACAAGGCTGTCATTACGGCGGTTAGCACTCCTATTGTAGCGGGCACTGCAGGAACTATAGCTGTAGCTTACTACGAGGACGTACAAAAAGTGCCAGCTACAGCATGTACTATCTTTATCTACGGTTCTGAGTTCAAGAAAGGATCGGAAGGTATGGAAGGTTCTCTAGAGTCTGATGACTACATCTTCGAGAACAAGCCAATTATCCTTAAGGATAAGTACGCTGTTAGCGGATCGGATATGGCTCAGATTGGATGGGTAGAAGTAACTAGCGAGAACGGGGCTTCAGGGTACCTATGGTACTTAAAGTCTGAGCACGATACTCGTCTACGTTTTGACGACTACTTGGAGACTGCAATGATCGAGGCGGTGCCTGCGGTTGCAGCTTCTGGAGCGGCAGTTCACCTTGCTGGTGGCGCAGGAGCAGCTGGAAAAGCTGGTTCTGAGGGAGTATTCCACTCAGTATCTACTCGCGGAAATGTATTCGGCGGTGGGTTCCCAGTAGACCTAGAGCAGTTCGATACGGTTATTCAACGCTTAGACAAGCAAGGAGCAATCGAAGAGAACGCTCTTTTTGTAAACCGTGAAATGTCTTTCGGTATAGACGATATGTTAGCTGCACAAAACTCCTACGGGACAGGCGGTAGCTCATTTGGTTTATTTGATAACGACAAAGAGATGGCTCTAAACTTAGGTTTTACAGGCTTCCGTAGAGGTTACGACTTCTACAAGACAGACTGGAAATACTTAAACGATCCAACTATGCGTGGAGGTATCTCTTCTGGAGCAATCAACGGACTCTTAGTCCCTGCTGGTTCTACTAGTGTATACGACCAGGTTTTAGGAAAGAACGCAAAGCGTCCATTCTTACACGTTCGTTACCGTGCTTCTGAGACAGAGGATCGTCGCTACAAGACCTGGATCACAGGATCTGCTGGCGGGGCTCGTACATCTGGACTAGATGCTATGGAGGTGAATTTCTTGAGTGAGAGATGTGTATGTACTTTAGGTGCAAACAACTTCTTC